CTGGAGCTGCAACAACCAGTAGAAGATTCGGTGCAAGAACTAACTAATAGGGACTATCCAGGCACAGCTGCGATGTAATTATTCAACTGTAAGCAATAAAAAACATAGGAGGCCACAAATGGCATCTACAGCAAAAACACAAGAGTTCTTCATTGGAGACCTTGACCTACGTGCATCTTCAGACCTAACTAAAGCAGGCGAGTTATCTCCAGCTGATGGTATTGGTCTTATGACAGATTGTACTGTGTCAATGACTACTAATGAAGTAAAGCTTCAGGCAGGTTTCCCACAGCGTACATACGCTACAGCGGTTTCTTCACGTGATCTAGTTATTTCTGGTACATTCTCAGAGTATACGGTTACAAACTTTGCACTACTTTATGGTGACAAAGATGCATATCTTCGTTCAGCGACAGCTACTGAAGCTGATAGCACACTTGGTGCAGACTCAGCAGCAGCAGCGACTGATCTTGTTCTTGTTGCTTCTGGTGGTACAGGTTTTGCAGCTAATGATTACATTTATATCCAGAGTGAATCTGATAAGAATGATGTTTATGTAGCTCAAATTGCCTCTGTGTCAACTGATACACTTACACTAACTTACGGTATCCCACGTGCTTATGCAACTGGTTCTCGTGTAGTTAAGACTGAGTCTATCATTCTTGGTTCTGAGACAGCTATTCCACCAGTCACTGTTCAAGTTGTTGGTTTCATGCCACTTGATGGTGAACCTTTTGTTTATGACATTTGGAAAGCAACAGTTTCTGGTACAGTTGAAGTATCTAACTCTACTGATGCATTTGGTGGTCTCGCTTATACGATCACACCTCTTGCTCCAGGCCAGGCAGAAATCGACTGTGATAAGTTTGGTACTGATCCGGCTAAGAAGGCAATGCTTAAGAAGTTCGTTCAAGGACGTCTTTCTAAGAGTGTTACTAGTACTTCTTGCTAGAGTAACCATATCGAACCCTTCGGGGTTTGATATTTTAAAGAGGCCGCTATTCTGTCCGCCTAGCGGTCGCTTTAAAATATCAAACAAGGTGGACAACCATGGAAACACATATCTTATCAGTAGTAGACTCTACTACTAAAATCCCTTTTAAACTTACTTATGGTATACAGAAAGATCTTCAAAAGTATCTTCTTCAAGATGATAACTTGTATGCTATGTTTACTAATCCTGATGTGGCTGAGTACGTATACAAGCTGTGTCTATCTAAGCGCGATGATCAAGGACTACTAACAGAAGAATTCACTGCTTTTGATACTTTAGATATTCTTGAGCTAAACGTACTGCTAGAAGACGTATTCAATTACTTTGAAAATTTTTTTTTGAACAGGCAAACCAAGATCAAGATGGCGGCGGAGAAGCTGAACCAGCTGAACTCGCCACAGTAGAAACACTCCTCGGTAAACCCTTTGAAGAACTAATCCTTTGGATTTATAATTTCCATCCTGAAGCAGCCACTAGAGCTATGTTCTTATGTACACAAAAAGAACTCCTGAAGGCAATACAATTCAAAGTAGAGACCACCAATAACGAATTCTCTGATATGTTTGTATTAACTGCGAAGGCAAATGGTCATAAGTTAAAAGACCAGCCTAGCACCCGTAAGCCGAGTGATAAACCTAAGATGGGGTTTGATACTATGGCAAACTTCATTGGAGCTATGTAATGACAAAACAAAATTTAGACAACCTACGAGCTATGGCTAAGAAGCCAGGTGTAGAAGTTATCTATGGTGCTGACAAGATCTACGTTAGATCACCAGAAGGTAACTTTGCTTTAGACGCGAAGCATGCCAAAACTTTATTACAGTCTAATGGTATCAAAGCATTAGACGCTGTAAACTTACCATCTAGTGTAGAGTACGATAACATTAGACGCTCAGCACTAGGCGAAGTTAAAGGTTCTAGATCAGCAGCTTACGACAAGCGTCTTAAAGGTGAGTTTCTAGAACTGTCAAAGCGTGGTCCGATCGATTCAGTAACTAACGGGTTTACTATTCAACATATTGAGAATGTTTATAAGAAGGCTAACAGAGCTACATCACCTTTGATGCCGGCAGAACGTAAGAAACGTGCCATAAGAAATCTTGTCAAGAGAGAGAATATTCAAGAGTCTTGGAACAAGTATGCTTCAGCTAAGAAACTCCCTATAGATAGTCCTATATCAAAAGACTATGTAGCCAGAGTAGAACAGCTTGTGTCAGCTATGTTAGAGAGTCCAGAGATTACTAACAAGATGGTAGCTACACGTAGAAAGACACCATTAATCAATAGTTCATTTAAAACTTCTCCAGGTTTGAAGCGACTTAAGAATGATCACATAGACCCTACACTGTCAATTGGTCAAGATGTAATGGTCTTAGATGGCAAAGCATATCTATTCAGTGATCGTTATGTTTCTGATAATGCTATGGCTAAAACAACAGCATCTTTAAAAGCCTTGTTCAATACTAAGGACGCTAACTTAAGAGGCGTGAATCAAGTTGTCGCTGTAACTCCTAAAGGTTACAAGCGTGGTTTTGTTAAAGGCGAGGACACTATCAGTGTTGACGGTAGACGTATAAATGTTTCAGGGCAGTATAAGAAAGCTTATAGTACTTTTGCAGCAGCAGCAGCAGATAGAGCTAGCAAACCTATGGACGCTATGTCTAGTGACTTAGCTTATCAAAGTAAGCAGAAGCTTTTAGAAGCTCAAGCTTTAGATCAACTATACGAGGTAAGTAAGGTAGCTATCAGCACTGCAAACACTGGTAGACCACTTACTGACATGGGTACTTTAACCTATGATGACATGGTAGCTTATAGCTATGGTCTTAAAGACAGTCAAGTTAAGTATGGTGCTTTACAAAAATACACTAAGATGAATGGTGCTACACTAGACACTCTTTTACCTAGAGCTGATAAGAATAGTATCGTAGACGCTGTTGATACTTTCAGTACTTCTTTAAAGCATGCTGAGTATGGCGAGCTAGCTAACAGACATAAGAACATCGTTAACACTGCTAAGCGTCTTGGTGTTGGTCTGAGAACTCGTGACATGTTTAACAAGCAAGGTAAGAAGGTAGGTACTGAAGCTTATGATGTTACTAGTGAACTTTATGCTACTGATCTTCGTAGAATGGATCCTAGTCAAGCATACTCTGTGATCAACGCTATGGAAGATACTCTAGTCAGTACTACTGAGCTACGTGGTAAGAGAAGCTTCCCTAATAAGGAACTCTTTAGAAAAGAGCTAAATTCTAATCCAAACAAGCTGGCTAGACTACTGCTACAGAATGAAAACAATCCTAGATTTTTTGAGAACTATGGACTGTTAGAGAAGTCTTTAGACAATCCATTAGTTAACTTAGAAGGTACTCTTAATTCAAAACTTATTAGTGCTATGAAACGTGAGGTACTTAAAGATGCTTATGGTGGAAAGACTAAACCTCTAGGTAGTCAGATACTAGCTATGGCTGAATTATTACCAGAGAACCAGAGAGGTAGTATTAAGCAAGGTATGTCACACTTTGACTTTGTTAACGGCGTTGGTAAGAACCTCAGAAAGCGTGTACCGAGAAGCGCTTATGAAACTATTACAGACAAGCGAGACTATACCGGTCGTAGAGTCATGGATAATATTATTGGTTTTGGTAAAGACGGTGAACCTATTCATGCAGAGAAGTTGTCAGCGCTAATTGATTCACCAGATATTGATTACTCTGTAGGACCTTTACAAGACGGCGATATAAATGCTAAGCAAGCAGATAGAATTAACGATCGCTATAAGGAACTTAAAGACAACAGTAAGGTATCTCTAGAGCGAGACGAGCATTACATAGCACCTACAGATAAACAACTGTACCAACAAGCAGCTAATGAAAATGCTCTAGCTTTAAAGTATAACAGTACCACTGGCGATGTTAAAGGTTTGATAGACTCTTTTAGAGATAATCCTACTCCTCAAGACATATCTAAAGCTGTTAAAATGTTAAGTATCTTTGAGCACAAGAAGTCAGGAGTATCTAATCCTGGGTCTATTCGTACACGTCTTAAGACACTGTACAGTACTATGTTAGAGAATGAGCTAGACTTTAAAAATAATCCACAGAACGTATATACTAAGTTGACTCCATACATGATTAATAACATGTCTAATACTACCTCTAGTGACTTTACAGATATTACTAGTAGTGGTAAGAAGTTAAATAACACTGGTCTAGTTCAGTTCTTAGATGACAATCATGCAGACTATTCTAAGTTGATGCAAGCGTATCGTGGGTCTGAGTCTTCTACCTTTAGACTAGTTAACTCACCTAACACAACTGCTATTAGAAACAAGATTTTGACAGCTCTTAATCCTACTAACAGTATTCATACAGACCCAGCACTATACAGTCAACTAACTGACTATTACAAGAATACAAATATATTGACTAACTTTGATCTAGCTGCTCTAGGAACTATAGATCAGTATACTCTTGGTACTACTACAAGTCAAGCCGGTCCAGTACTTAACAGAGCGCTAGACCCTAATGAAGTAATCACTTCAATTCTTAAAGATCACACTGCTAGTAACAGTCTTAGAGTCAGACCACAGATTAATCAAACTAGAGCTCAGACTATAAAACGTATTGAATCAGGTAATGCTACGACTCACAATAAGAATGCTGCAGCTAGGTTCTTAGCTGACAATGACTTACTTGGTGCTAAAGGTCTAGATGCTAGATCTAGTCATCTAGCTAACGTTGGACCAGGTAGACTTAAAGCTGTAGGTCTTTCATTGAATAAATCACTTGCTGATTTCCTTGATGCTAAAGCAACAGTTGATTATAACAGTGGTACTATGACAGCTAAACAATTTAAGAGTCCAGCTAGAGACAAGTTGTTCAAGGCTAACGTAACAAGTATAGCTGGTTCAATGACTAGTAACATTAATGACTTGATTAAGCAAGGTCGTTATGCGTCAGCTGAGGCACAGCTTGGTGCTCTTGAGTCTTTTGCACATGATCTAGATCTTGGTGCTAAGACTAAGTCGCCTACTAGCACCACTAAGAGAGCAGCCGATTTGTTCAGTGTTGTCACTGATGGTAAGTTGTCTGAGCGTTTAGATAGTGCAGCTACTAGAAACATAAGAAACCAAGTACTAACAACTGCAGTCAGTCGTGGGTTTGTACCTTATCAAGAGGGGTTCTTAGAAGGTACTAACACTTTGAAGGTAGACTCTTTAGTTGCTAGAGATCTTAAAGATCAGTTTCTTTCTAATGATACCTTAGGTACTAGTACTAAGAAGGTCCTTGCTAATGTGGCTTTTAGAGATGAGATACTTAAGAACTTAAGATTCAGAGGTATCGAACAACAAGATGCTGAGTTTAAACGGTTCACTGGAGACACGACTGTAAAGTACACAACTAAACCAGAGTCTAGATTCTTTACTGATGAGGACTATCGTACTAAGTACCTAGCTAGACTAGACGCTGAGAACAAACCACAAGTTAAACAAGAGGCTCTAAAGTCTTTTGCTACTTATGAAAACAGTACTAGTAGTAGAGCTCGTGGTAAAACTAATCCTTTGGCTCCTAGACGTTTACGTAAAGGTGTATCAGTTGCAGAGGCTGGTAAGAATATCAGACGTCATAATGATCAAGTCAGTGGTAATTCTCGTACGCAGGATTTAGAAGAACTTAGAAAGGCATTTGGGAGTAGTTTCACAATGCTTAATTCTGGCGGTAAGATCCCCGGAAAAGGTCACAAAGACGAAGTGCCGGCACTATTAACGAAAGGCGAAGTTGTTGTTGATCGTAAAACATCTGAGAGACTTGGTATCCATACACAAGCAGACTATGACAGATTTAAAGGTGCAGTTCAAGATGGTACTATAGGTAAGTTCTCAACCGGTGGACCAGTTAATTATTTCACTGCTGAAGATATCTTTGGTCCAGGTTTTGATCCAGGTCCACTAGGCATGAGCTCAGCTACTAAGCCTTTACCACCAGTTAGTATCACTAATATTAATGTACCTAATGGACCAGGTTCTGGTGGTTCGATTAACAACTTAAGTGTTGATGCTGAGAAGCTCACTGTACATATGGATAAGAATTCATTCAGTACCTTTGTTGATGCTAATGGCAAGAAGCTAGATGCCGGTGGAGCATCACACTTACTAAACCAACTGGATGATCAAACTAAAGCGGCTAAGTATCAAGGTGTTCTAAGTGCTCAGAAGTATGGCTTTACTACTGATGAATACAAGAACATAACGGCAGGTAAGATTGACTCAGCTATAGCCGCTAAGATTGACGCTATGGACATACTAGACGCTGAAGACTTATTTGGTTCTGGTAGCGAAGCTAACAAGACCTTTAAGAATAACCTGAAGAGTCAAGTGATGACCGGTCCTGGTGGAGCCGCCGCAGCTGGTCCTGATACTAGATCAGAGAAACTTAGACGTAGCTTTAACAGACTATCAGGTGATGACTCTAAACTATTTAAACAGATCACTGGTCTTGATATCAGTAGTCTTGATGGTATAGATGATGTAGAGCAGAAGCTAGCCAAGTTTAAAGACACTGTTAAAGACTTTAAGTTTGATAAGAGTAAGATCCCTACTGGTGAGACTGCTAATAGACTCCGTCAGTTTAACAATGTACTTGGAACAACTGCGTCAATCCTTGGTGATGAAGCCTTTGATAATGACTTTGGTAAACAAAAAGCTGGTATTGATGAGCTCAAGTCTGGTGTAGGAAGATCTATTGGTATCAAAGAAGGCGCTGATGCTCGTGCTAGACAGTTCGGTGACATGGTTAAACAAAACTCACTGTTCGCAGCCTCTTACATTGGTATCGGTGCAGTTCAAGGTGCTATAGGTTCAACCATCGGTTTCTTTGCAGACTTCGATGATGCAATGGGTAACTTACAAGCTATTACAGGTGAGACTACTGAAGGTCTTAATGTAATGAAAGACTCAGTTAAGCAAGTGTCTACAGAGACTAAGTTCTCTGCACTAGAAATTGCTGATGCGTCTACTATCTTGGGTCAAGCTGGTTTCGGTTCAACAGATATTCAGAAGTCTCTTAAGGGTGTTGTAGAGTTAGCAACAGCTACTGGTTCTAAACTAGAAGACTCTACTCAGGTACTTACCTCAGCACTAACTATCTGGGATAACTCGATTACAGACTCTAGTAAGTTTGCTAATCAGTTCACTGCAGCTATCAATGAGTCTAAGCTAGATATCAATGCTTTGGGACTCACACTACAATATGCTGGTAACATCGCAGCTTCAGCTAATGTTTCAGTAACTGATCTAGTTACATCAACCTCATTACTTAAAGACGCTGGTATCAAACGTGGTTCAACTCTAGGTACTGGACAACGTCTTCTTATCTCAGACTTTGCTAATCCATCAGTTAAGTTTTCTAAGTCTCTAGATGACGTTGGTATCACACTAACTAAGTTTAAGAAGGTCTTCCAGACTGAAGGTCTTGAAGGTACAGTTAAACTAATGAGAGATGCTGGTTATGGTTTAGCTTCAGCATCACAAGGTATGGAAGTAAGAGAGAAGTCTATCTTCTTGGCACTAAGTAATCAGATAGATAAGTTTGGTTCTTTCAGACAAAGTATCAGTGACACTAATGCAGCTCAGGTAGCTAATGCTACTCAGATGGAAGCAGTCGGTAACAAGTTCAAGAACATGGTTAACTCTTGGCAGATCAGTGTCAATGATACAATGGAGAACTCAGCAGGTATTACTAGAACTGTCCTTGATGCTCTAACTGTAGATATTAAAGAGAAAGACCCAACCAAGTCTAAGCTACGTAAAGACTCAGACTTAACTGTAGGTGAGATACCAGAAAATGGTGTCTCTGGAATGCAAGCATTAGTCACTGCATCAGTTGGAGCAATGCTAGCCGCTCCAGCAGCTAAAGCTTATCTTGGTGTAGCTGCTCAAGGTGGTGGTGTAGCAGGTAAGTTAGCAGGTAGAGCTGGTGGAATAGCAGGTGTAGCTGGTGGAGCCGTAGCTGGTGGATTATTTGCAGCTGAAGGCAATGCATTATCTGGAACTATCTTAGGCGGTATAGCGGCAGGTGGTCTTGTACTAGCTGATAAGATGGCTGATAGATTTGATGCTAGAGCTGAGAAAGCAGGTAAAGCACCACTATCTAAAGGTGCTCGTTACGGTCTCTTGGGTGCAGCAGCTCTTGGTACAAGTATCGTAACTGATAGTGCTCAAGCTGGTGGCGTTGTTGGTGCAGCTGGTAGTGGCTTAACAGCAGGAGCAATAGCTGGTTCGTTATTCGGTGGACCAGTCGGTTGGGCCGTTGGTATAGCTACAGCTGGAGCTACTCTAGCTGGGTTCTTTGAAGAAGAGGCACCAACTAAAGGTACTTACCAAGCATTAGCTGTTGGTGTTAATGAACTTAAAGCATCTAACACAGAACTTGAAGCAACCTATAAAGCAGGTCTTGATGTTAACAGTGCTGGTAACTATGCTATCAGACCAGGTAAAGACGACTCTGATACAGAGGTTCGTGCTAAGCAAGCACTAGTAACTGGTGGTCTTGACGAGCTAGATAAAGCCACTGAAACTTTACAAGCCGTCGTGCAGTCTTTCACAGGTACAGATACTTTTGGTACTATATCTAATAGAGTTAGCTCATACTCTGAAGACGAGCTAAGAGGTAACAAATTTACTATTGATACTTTCAAGTCTGATGGTGAAAAGCTGGTTCAAGCTGAAGAGTTATTTACTGGTACGTTTACTGAAGCAGTACAGAAGATGCAATTTAGTTTAGCTGATGCTCAGTCAGAGTTGATTAATGGAACTGTCGGTGATAAAGTATATGGCAGCTTGCTTGAGACTGAAGCAACTGGTCTAGAGAGTGAGCTAGAAGGTGCTAAGAACCTTACTGGTGTTACTAATACTATTTCTCAACATGTTGTTAAACCTATTAACGACATGGCTAAGAGTGTCCCAGCATTATTTGTTAAGAACTTTGATGCTAATAGAGAGCTACTGAAGCAAGGACTAGATGCTGGTAGAGAATCAGCAGGCGATCTTGATAGTATATTCTCTAATAGAGAAGCTAGAGCTTATGATAGTTTTGCTACTAAGCAACTAGCAGCCTTTGATCAGAGATTTATCACCGCTGGTTTCAATGCTACTAATCCAACTGCAGCTAGACAGGTTGGTACTCATCAACTTGCTAAGTTACTTCAAGATGGTATGTCTCAACAAGATGCTCTTAGTGACAAGTCTATAGAGAACACACGTAGTAACTTTGTTACTCTAACTAAGAAGTATGGGGGTATCAATCAGTTACAAGATATAGCTAATCAAGGAAGAGTTCAGTTAGATGATGCACAAGAGAAAGCCGTTAAGGTATTCAGAAGTTTATCTAAAGCTGTATCAGGTTTTGTTACTGGTAACACTGTATCACAAGGAGCTGAGCTCACTCAGATAGGTCTAGACATTGGTAGAGATCTTATCCCAGCTATGAAAGAACTTACTAGTTCTTATAGAGCATCAGCTAATACTTATGGTACTGATATCACTAGCATCTCAGCTAAGAAGCTAACCAAGACCTTTGGTCATACAGTTGCTCAAGGTCTTGGTAACTTCCTAGCTACCAATGCTTTTAAAGATGACCCAGGTACTTTTAAAGCTACAGCTATCGGTTCAGTATCTACTCAGGGTATCAGTAACTTAACACCGACTGCACTCAAAGCTGATCAAGCATTAGTGGCAGCACTCAAAGAGTCAGCATCACAAGTAGACTCGTTTATGACTGCAGCTAATAGACTCACAAGTCTAGCTGAAGCAGAACAGTCTGGTTCAAGTGCTTATCGTTTTGTACAATCTAAGCAGAGAGCTGTTGATAAACTGGGAGTAGCTAGCTTAGGTTCTGCTAATACTTTAATCAATCAAGCGTCTACTTTTGCTTCATTGGATTCACAGTCTACAGAACAATTACGTGGAAACTTTGGTGCTAAGCTTCAGTTCCAGTTTGACGCCGCTAAGACTCGTGGACTAAGACAAATAGAAACACAGCTTGGTAATCAACTGACTCAAATAGGTGTTGGCTATACCAGAGGCCTAGAGGACATTGGTACTAATCTTTCTAAACAACAACGTGACTTAAAGACTGGCTATGACAATCAAGTCAAAGCCGTTGGTGTTAGACAAGGTATTGCACTAGAGAACATTGATATCAAGTTTGCTCAAGGTGTTAGAGACATAGGCATTTCTAGACGTCAAGGTCTTGAAGACATAGCACTGTCTAAAACTCAAGGTCTTGAAGACATAGCAACTATGGTTGTTCAAGGTCAAGAAGATATAATGACTCGCTATACTAGACAGCTTGAGTCTTTGAACATTAGATACGATCAAACAAGAGACGACATTGAAACTAAAGGTGTTCGTGGTAATAGAGACATTGATACTAATGAGTTCAGAGCTTATAGAGATCTATCAACTAGAAATGATAGAACCATAGCTAAGATTGATCTTACTCTTGCACGTGGGCTTGAGGATCTTGACCTTAGACGTAAGTATGTACTTGAAGACGCAGACACTGCTTTGAAACGTGGTGATCGTGATATCAGAATTAGTGAACTACGTGGTGAAGCAAGTATAGATCGCCAGTTTGCTAGGAACCTAGATAAGATAGCTATTAGCTTTGAACGTGGTATGGAAGACATAGCAACGAATCAACAAAGAAACATGGACAAGCTTCAGTTATCTTATGCAAGAGGTGTCCGCGATATTAATAATCAGTTTGCTCGTGGCATAGAGAAGATCAATATTGACTTTGAGCGTGGACAAGCTTCTATAGCACTATCACAAAGACGAGGCCAACAAGACATAGCACTGTCAGGTACCAGAGGAAGACAGGACATTGATCTATCAAATATTCGTGGTCAACAAGATATAGCAACTAGACAGACTCGTGGCTTACAAGATATAGCAACGTCATTTAGTAGAGGTGTTGAGAAGCTAGGGATTAATACTTCTCGTAGTAACGAAGATCTAAACGTTAAGATTTCTAGAGGTCTTGAAGATCTAAACACTAACTATGAGCGCGCAACTGAAGATATCAATAAGTCTTATGCTTATAAATTAGCAGATATCAGTAAGAGTTATCTACGTCAAGTAGCTTCATCATTTAGAAGCTACAGCCACAACTTAGATCAGATTAGACGTAGCTATAATGATAACATAGCATCAATAGGTCGAGGTAGATCAGATGCTCTTGAGGCATTCAATAGAAGTCTAGATAGACCTCAAGTTGTTACAATGGATCCAGGTGCGCTACTTAAAGTATCTGATAATCTTAATGACTTGTCTCTAGCATTTGATGCTAACAAAGCTGCACTGATCGCTAACACCTCAGCAGTGAAACAACAGATTGCAATACTCAAGAGTCAAGAAGACATTACTAAGCAGGCCTATAAAGATGCTTATAAGAAAGTTGGTGGTCAAGTATACAATGACGATGGCTCAGTCAATCAAGATTTCACGGATGCTTATAGTAACTTTATAGATAGTAACTCTGAAAGTGTAATTGACACTATGCTAGAGCAAGCTATTAATCGTGCATTCGGTGGTTCAGGATTTGATATACAACAAGCGTTAACTAGTCCTGAATATTTTGCTGATCAAGTTTCAAATCCAAGTACTGGTGTAACCACTAGTAGTTCTATTATTGGTTCTGGTCTATCTTCTGATGAGCTGGCTGCAGCTTTAGCTGGTGCTGGTCAAGGTGAAGTTAGAATTAGCACAACTGCTGGTGTTATACTAGAGGCTCAAGGTGGCATGGAAGGTGCGCTATTTGATCTTGAAGGTACTATGATTCAGTTCGATATCAAAGTACGTGAAGCTGGTTATCAACTACAGTCAGCACTAGCAACTGCAAGTTCAAACCTTTCTTTTGCTCTGCAAGAAGCAGCTATCAAAGCCAAAGAAGCTGAGGAGGATGCTGAAGAAGCTAGAAGACGTTCTCAAGAAAGTGCTAATGAAGGTTTCCAAAGAGCTCTAGAAGATCTACTCATAGCTCAACAACGTGGGTCATTAGATATTACAACCGCATTCAATCGTGGTATGGAAGATCTTGTACTTAGTAACAAACAAGCTAACGAGGATTTGATACTTAGTCTTACACGTTCTCAAGAAGACCTTGCAACTGGCGTAGCAAGAGCTGGTGAAGATCTACAACTCAAGCTAGCAAGAGCTGGTGAAGACTTAGCAACTAAGACTAGAAGAGCTAGTGAAGACTTGAAACTTAACATGCAGTATGCTATGGATGATCTAGTCAGACAGATGGCTTATGCAGGTCAAGACTTAAGAATTAGAATTCAAGATGCTGCTTATGACTTAGCTGTTAGTATCCAGAATGCTATCAATGATCTTAACTTAAGTAAAGACAGACAGACAGATGATGCTGAAGACTCTAGAGATTACGCTAGACAAGAGCTTGCTATCAAGATAGAGCAGCTTCAAGCTGATCTTGTTACTAAGACACAAGACTTTATAAACAATGCTACTACTTCTATTGAGAGATCGGAAGCTAAGCTTATAGAGAATGATGCTCGTGCTCGTACTGACTGGAACACAGCTATGCTTGATGGAGCTGCAGACATTAGACAAGCGGCTCTTGACTCTAAAGATACTTTAAAACAACAACTAGAGGATTCTTTTATTGATGCTGGTAAAGCCTTTATACGTGGTATAGATGAGGCCAACAGAAACAAAGATCAAGGTTTTGAGGATCTTGATACAAAAGCAGAGCGTGCTGGTCAAGCCTTAGAAACTAGTGTTGAAAGAGCCACGGCTAAACTTGAAACTAGTATTGACAGAGCTATGGAAAGTCTAATCAATAAGACTAATGATGCTATAGATGCTAGTAACAAAGCTTATCAAGAGAACTTAACAGCTATGGCTGTTCAGTATGACGAAGCGGGTAAAGGTCTTCTAGTACATGCTGAGGACGCGGTTCAAAAGCTTAACACTCAGATCACCAGATCAGTTGAGGATGCTAATACTAGAGCTGATCAAGCTAAGGTTCAACTAGAAGAGAACCTACATAACATGGCAGTGAATGTAACTAAGACTGTAACTGATGGATTAAACCTTTGGTTAGATGATGTTAGAGCAGCTAAAGAAGCAGGTGTCTTTAAGATCGCTATTGACAAAGCAGCTTTAGAGACACAACTTAATGACTCTCTATCTAAACTACAGATTAATCAGAACTTGATTGTAGAGAACGTAGCGGCCATGTATTCAGCAGCTCTTAGTAGTGATGCTATGAAGCAAGCAGTACAGACACTAGGTACAGATGTTGGTGGTCAGTTTACTAAGATCTTTACAGATACTCAGACTACAGTTAGTAAACAAATGAAGTCTATAGACAAGGCTATCAAGCTATCATTTGACGCCTCAGTCACTGCAACTAAAGGCATGGTAACTAAACTAGAAACTGTTACCCTATCAATAGAAGAGATCGTTAGAAGCAATACTAAAGCAGACCTATCACCAGTAGTTCAGAACGTTGCGCTTCTTGGTGATGCTATGCTTGAGATGAGCAAAGTAGGTACAGAGACTGAAACAGCTGCTAAGTCATTATCAGTAGGTGCTGGTTCATTAACTACTAGTGTCAAAGCAGTTACAGTTAGTCTTGGTGAAGCCGCTCAGATTGGTCCAGCTATGTTAGCCTTGGCACAAGGCATACAGATTTCTTCTTACGCTGCTATCAATAGCCTAGGCAGCATGGCTTACGTTGGTAATACTATGGAGATCATGGCTAATCAAATAGCACAAGCTGCTTATAGAGCGGTTGCTACGATTCAAGCAGCAACGTATACTGCAACCAATACAGGATACAGAAGTAAAGGTGGACCGATTACTCCTCTACCTAGTTATGCTTCAGCTGGGCAAGCAGTCGCTCCTGGTGAGTATGGTGGTGGTGATAAGTATCAGTACATGCTAGAAGCTGGTGAGTACGTGGTAAGAAAAGAAATCGTTAGAGATAAGGGACTTGCTTGGTTCGAGAACTTAAATGCCGGTATTAATCAAGAGGTTCAAGGTGGAGGGAGTGTAACCACGGGGTTACCATCTAGTGCCCGCGATGGCATTAACGTGAATATAGGAGTTAGTGCTAGTGTAGGCATTGACTCTATAGAAGCTCACATGGACCAGATAGCTGATGGTGTTAAGAGAGTATTTGAGGAGTATAGCTAATGACTGTCTTACACAAGTATCTTTATGATGACCTTAGTCTAGATATTGTTACAGGCTTTAAACCTGTAATGGTGAATAACACTGTTCATAATTCTAGAGTAGGTTTGCCTTTAACTAAGTGGGCTATTAACTTTGGTCTAGTATCTGACGAGTTAAAGAATGCCATAGAAACGGCAATCTTACAAGAACCTAATGACTTATACATCTTAAGTCCAGTGGGACCTGGTTTTAATATCAGTAAGCGAGTTAATCCTATAGGACCAGTCACTTACTATATTACTTATATCTTTGAGTACCAGTACTACAATCAGTTCATGGACCGTGAAGTTTCTTATGTTACCGATGGCACAGATCATCTACTTGACATAGGTGTTAGAATACCAATAAGTCAGATAGCTTCTGATACACCAGTAGTTGTACGTGCGGACACAGTTGTACCTAGAAAACTTTTATTTCTAGGCGAGTCTATAAAAGAGATTCATAAAACTAACACCGTCTACGAAATGAAGTTGCAGTTTACGGAAGTCTATAAACCTCTGATGTATTCTAACATGTACGTTGTAGGAGTATCAGATGTTAATCACACTGCTTGTAGCTAATAGTTTCAAGATAGCTAATCACTTAACAGACCCAGACGCAACGTACATGTCGGGACTCATAGTTCGTAGTCTGACTTCAAAGAAAGGTATAGTCTCAGATAGACTTAGCTTCTCTTTAACAACCGCAGCTATTGATGCTCTAGAAGAAGAACTTATGTACTTGTGCTATGACACATCTATTAAAGTTTATCTAGACAATAAGTTGTTCTTAAATGGTTATGTTACTAAAGTATCTAGTGATGCTAAAGACTTGGTTAAGTTTGAAGTAACTAGTGTACTAAATTATAAGCTATCACAACCTATGACTCCCAAGCTTGATACTACTTGTCAAAATCAGGTCTACTCAAAGAACTGTGGTCTTGATCCATTGAAACATAGAATAGTAGCTAGTGATGTTACAGTACACTGTCTTACAGGATACTTCAAGATGGCTAAGAGCGGGGACAATCTTTACATAGGTGAGCGTACTAATGCAGATATACTAGATGGTAACTTAGAGTATCATGATGGTAACCTAGAGTTTATAGATCCTTTTGGTGCAGGCTATACGGTCATTAACTTTACACCCATAGATGGTAACGAGAACTGGTACGATGGTAACTTAGAACTTGTTGATGCCTTTGCTAAACCTAATAAAGCGTTCTATGACATAGACAATTGGGTTGGTACTATACTAATGTTAAATGGTAAGTACAGATCTAGAGTTACAAGAGTAGAGAATGACAGAGTCTATTTGTTCTTGAACTACCTAGACAAAGATATAGTTATAGACACTGTAGAGATGTACTTAGCTTGTGACAAAACCTATGGAATCTGCCATAAGCGCTTTCAGAATACACCTAGGTTTTGGGGTTTTCCTAACGTAGGTAAACAAGTAGCTACTCTAGATATATTCTCAGCTGATGATCTAACTTACTGTGGGTCGCATGAAGCTGAGTTACCAGAAGATACTTGTGGTACTGACGATAATTTATTTGGAGTGTCAATATGAGTACAGGTCGTATAGAGAATTTTGTAGGGGCTCAGAACTTTTGTACTGGTTCACAAACAGACTACAGTACTTGTATAGCTAATAACCTTAGGTTCTTACCTTTTAACGAGGACACTTATTCACAAGCAGGTTTTGCTGGGATTTCTATCTCTCAAGCAACACTACCATATATAGCTGGCACTTCTTATGTTAAAGCACAGCCATTAGCTATAGCTAACATTGTTACTAGACAGCTTCAAAAGAATTCTTTTGGCGTGGTGTCATTTAGATGTTTAGATGTATTCTCCAAACCAAGACTGCCACTACCAAGACTTCAAGATCTTGGTCTTCCTGAAGAAGAGCTACTTAATATTACAGAGATCGATATGACTGTACCAGAAGAGGATAAAGATGATGCTCTAGATTTTTACGGTATACCTCTAGTAGATGTTAGTACTTGTGAAGATGATCTTTGCAGGCTTACTGGACATTTCCAGAACGTTATAAATCTATCTATAGGTTACTCTAAAGCAGTGAGTATCGTAGTGAACCAAGGAGACTTAATAGCTGGTACTATTAATAACCTTGGTAACTACTACCTACTACCAGACTACGCTATAGAGATGGATACTAAAGCTTTTGAAGCTGATGAGATACTAGAGCGGTCTTTAATAGAGTTACAAGGTATGTTAGATAACTTAACCATTACTCATGACTACTTTACAATAATGAATAACATGATTGTTATAGCTGAAGGGCTTATAGATCAATTGCAGCTTGTACCTTTAGAGACTGACATGCATGTAAATGTTACTTGGCCTTTGATAAGTACCATTGACTCTAGTACAGATTTCACTGTCTATGACTTTGAAATTACTAAAGCTGTAGCTGAGTACCTAGCTGAGTACGACTTTAGTTACTTGTTCAATATTAGTTTTCTTGAGCGTGAGTTAGTAAGAGTCTTTGGTGTTAGACCTAGAACTACCTATACTGAAGAGAACTACCAACTGTTACTAAACACTATTGGAGTTAGCTACGCTACGGAATTATTTGATAAGCAATCTAACATGCTTATTTTAATTCAAAGGCTTTATAATTACAGCAGTGTACCACAGATTTTAGATGAAACTAACGCTATTCTTGCTACTTATAACATACTACTTGCTTATGAGTCATTCTATACAACTGATCTTCAAGGTAAGTTTCTATCTAGTGACCCAGATAAAGACTTAGCTATGGAAGCTTTGATAGACTCGTCTTCTGTAATCATTGGACAGTTCACGGTCATGTACTCGGGTGGAGATATCTTACAACGAGTAGGTAACTTATATAATCCAGCTGACTCTGATGCTAAAGACTTGATAGTTCATGAGTTAGATTTATATTTCTCAGAGGTGGGTGATGTTGCTAAGATACTAGATGCCAGACATAGAGCTAGTATAGTTGAGGCTACTCAAGTAGCTTCAGAAGACAAACTCAATACAGTTGATTTTAGTACAGACTTCAAAGACTCAGGTGTCTTTCACTTTGCTGACATAGCCTATAGCATAGGTTTTTCTCGTATCACTGACTTGAAACAAATACTAATAGACGATGAGGTCTATAACTTGACAGGCATAGTAGATGAAGACGGTAACCCAGTAACCGGTGTGTCTAGTAAAGGCTGTACTAAATTTACTTTTACTAGACATGTTATGCCAACGTACAGTCCAGTCATAGAGATGTATGTATACCCAGGTACACCAGATCAACCATACTGCCCAACTGTAAACAAGTACCATAACTATAATGCTTGTTCATACAGTGGTATGTTCTCTAAGTTACTACCAACCATTGATCAGAACAGTGGTTCTGATATGGGGCTATATGTGTTCAAAGGTTACGAACCTATGAAAGGCACTGTACAAGAGCTTATAAGAATAGGGAAGGTAGATATAAATAGCATCAATCTTAATGACCCTTCTCTAGATAACAAGAGTTATGAGACTATGATACAGAAAGAAGTATTGAATCTAACAAACGCTGACTCGATCGTTAACGATACTATAACCACAGATGATCTAAAGTATTACTTGAGTAGTAAGATAGTCAATGAGTCTCAACTAAATAACTATCCTAACATGGCTTTGGTAGAGTTCAAGAACTTTCCTCTTGGGTCTAGCTTTAATCTACCTAAAATTTCACTGTTACTAACAGCTGAAGATCCTATAGTAAAGGCTTAACATGAACTTAGCACAAATGGACTTAGCACTTAATGAATTCACCTCACCGTTTGAGTCAGTTGGCTTCATGACTATGGCAGATAATGTTATTGAGACTGATGCTACTTTATCTTTTAATGACAATAAATCTTTCTACAGTTACATAGCACAAGTACATGCACGTGAACCAGTTATACTAGGTGACAGTATGAACTTTATAAGTCAAGATGTTAGCGGTCATAACTATAGCATGACATGGCGTGAGTTTAATGAGCAGTCTTATATCAATGGTAAGTACTCACTTGAGTTTGTAGCTAACACTTTAGAAGCACCACTAGCACTAAAGTTTATTGATAAAGAGCAGCTCGGTGAGCCCAATGTTTACAGACCTTTTGGTAGTACAGATTCTAAGACTTTAGATATTCATACTACTTTAGATGTAGCTGGAGCTAGAAGCTTCTACAACAACAACTTTAAGTTCAAACTTTTTCGTGGTACAGTGACTTTTAATCGTGCTCAAGCGTTTATCAAAGGTGACATTATTAACATACTAGATAAAGATATCAAGATAGTTGTTATTGAGATTAAAGTAAACTTTGATACTGGCGTTACTAGTTACGTTGGTATAGTATTTGCGAAGGATAACTGATGCTTAAATATAAATACACCACTAACGATACAGACTTGACTTTGCCTTACCACATACATGGTATCTCTAGTGATACATCTAGTGTTGGTATTAGTATCAACGGCAATAGCATTGGCAATCACAAACCTAATATGTTTGAGGCTCCAGACAAATACTATTTTACTAGATACTTTCTACCACAAGAAAAACTACTGCAGCTTTTGATCGTTGGCAGTCGTCAGACTTATGATGCTAAAGAGAACAAGTCGATCTTTAATCAAGACTCAGCTGTATTCATTAAGCTTGAGAATGGCAATTGCCTTTACCAAGATCCTATAACAGGTAAATATAGTTGGGACCCTATTAAGAGAAGCAAGTTCTATTTTAATCCTCACTACTTTGATTCTGAATATCTGTGGAACTTGAGACTTGGCTATGTACCTACAGGCATCAAACTAACTTACCAATGGCCTAAGAACTATGAGCAGTTACTATTCATACCTTCAACTGTTACTCTTGGAAACAGTGTTGGTTGGGCTGGTGCCAAAGATGTTCCTGACATAGATCCTTTAGTAATAGACCCATTCATAGTATATGATTCAGGTGAAACTGTCGATATAAACCTTAATGCAATAATTGATTTAAAAGAGCTAAAGTCCGGGGACCTTTTAGAGTTTACTAACGGCAATGAAACAATTAGCCTGGTAGTTAACATAGACGAAGAAACTCTATTTAACTATCAAGACCCAGTGATAATTACTAGACCTATACTGCATGCAGACATTGAAACTATTAATCCTAATGGGATAGTTCACTACGCAAAAGGTATGAGACAAAACACACAAGAGCTTATCAATCTAACACTTTACGGTAAGCAAATACAATTCACCGGCAGGAGACTATAATGGCACGAAAAGAGATACTTTACAGATCGGGACTAGGTAGAGAACTTACATTCGATGAGCTTGACCAGAACTTTCTATTGGCAGAACAAGGTGAGGCTGCTATTGCCTATAACAACACCACGTTAGTTACGACTACAGAGAAGGGAAATATTCAAGGGTCTATAGAGTTGACTCATGACATCCTAGCAGTTGATGCTTCTAACATTGAAGACATGTACTACTTCACATTCACTGGGGTTACAGCTTCAGGGTTCTATACTTACTCAGGTCATTTTTTCTATGACAAACCTAATCAAGCAGACCCGAACTCTGCAGGTCAATGGTACTTACATGATACTACAAATCTTAGAAGCAGTGCAGCTACTGAGGTTAGACTACATGCAGGCTTCACAGTTGAGTTTGATCAACCAGGTAATGGTGTTACAAGCACCAGTATTTACATGAAACTTAAAGATGCTTCAGTGAATGTAGAATACCGTGTTGACATATTCAAAGGTATTAAGACCTACTTCGGGGCATAGCATTGAATTACGTAGTAACTGGCTATGCGGCCCAAGGGTGGTCTGAAGACAGCTCTATCATCATTATATCTGGTTCAGCTTTAGTAACTAGTATAGCCACGCCATTACTTCGTAGCTCTTCAGAATTACAGGGTTCTGGTACACTACTGTTAAAGATAGTCGCAGCTAGACTTAGTGGTTCAGCGAGTACAGTTGCAAGACCTAACTTCAGCACTGTACTAGTTGGTTCAGCTACTGTTCAAGCGTCTCTTAATAAAATCAAGCAAGCTGACTTAGCTGGTTCAGCAGCTGTACTAGCAGAGTCAAATCTAGGTAGAGAATTAAGTTCAACCTTCCCTATAAAAACAGGTACTTACGAGTATGTTCTAGCACCCGCTGATGGTCAACTGTACATTAACAGTGAGCCTTTTGATACTACTGGTTTACTAGTTGGTGTTGAAACTATTCAAACAGATGCTTACTGGGATGACCCTTGGATTGATACAGTCATTCAGTTGTATGCAGCTACTAATACACCACCTGACGATAATACTTATCTAGTACACGAGGACGATGATCCAGGTATAGAGACTACTGAGAATGGCGAACCTTATTGGATTCAAGAACGTCTAGAAGCTTATGATCCAACTATGGCTAGTCTAGCTCATAATGATGGTAGTTTCTTATCGGCTATAGGTCAGTACTATTTTGGAGTAAGACCTTATAGTACAAGTGGTTTTTCTGAGATCTTACCTATTAACATAAGAGTAACAGTTGAACAAGATTCTAGAACTAGATTGGCTGGTGAGGCTATAAGTAATGCTACCAGCTTCACTACTGGACCAACGCTAGGTGAAGGTAGACTTTATGGTAAAGCGACTACCGCAGTTACTCTTAGAGGTGACGTACTAGGTTCTAGTATACTAAGTAGCTCAGCCTACTTACCTGATGTTGTGCCTATTATACGTGGGTACTTGTACTTTGACTCCGTGTTGAGTGAGACAGCAACTGTCAATATAGTGCCTACTATCAGAGGTTATTTATATTTTAACGCACCGCTCACTGCTTCAGCTACTTTAGATGTACTGTCGTTTATTCGTGGTCTATGGTACTTTACTTTTGATCTTAGTGCTTCAGCTACTTTAGACGTTGTCTATACTTGGTACAACTATCTCGGTACGTCACACTTGAGTCAGCAAGCTAATCTATTTGCTGATGCTGAAGCCGGTAGCTATAGAGAGTGGGGCGAGTCTATTCTAAGTGGTGGTGCTACAGTTTTTGCTGATGCTGGTGCTACACATTTTGGACCTAAGTTAATTCACAACCTTGATTTTGACAATAACACACTTGATAGTGTCACTGGTTTAACGCATAACTACTCTACGGGTTCTTGGACCTACGTAGTTTTACCTGAGGGTACAGCAATGCGACCTACCTCTGGCTATGCTAGGTTTGGTCGTACATCATACACGTTCTTCCCTAAATATGTTAGTTGGTCTTACTTTGCTAGTATCAGACTAAATGCTTCTGGTGGAACTATGTATCAGTGTTACCACCCTACTGGCGAGTACATCTATATAAATGGTACTCTAGCTTCAACTTACGTTGGTATGAGTATGCGTCTTAACGGTACTTCATATAACTTTGGTAACATACCACATAATGGCGTTGGCAATACGTATCTACTAGAGGTTCAAAAGATTCTTAATGGTACTCAAGCCACATACATTATACGTATTGATGGTGTGATCAAAGCTAGTGTAACATTGACCGCTAGAGCACCAGCTTCAAATGGCACTGCAGTTAGTCATCCAATTCATAGCTCTGCTAATGCTATTAGTATACAGTTTGTACAGTACTATGACCAAGAGATAACTCAAAGTACAAGAAACGGTGTTCTAGCTAAACACCTTGGTGCTACAGAGTCTCATCTTAGTGCCTCAGCTACTTCACATGCTAGACCTAAAGCTTTCGGTAACCTACAAGGTACAGCTACTCTAGACGTAGAAGGTGGTTTCTATCTAGTATATGGTAGTGCGCACCTACAGGGCGAAGCTATAAACATTAGAGCCTACACTCCTTTTATCACACTGTACCCACAAGTGTATAGATTTACAGCTAAAGGTCAGTCTATTCCTGGACCTAAGGCTCATCTAGTTGGCTCTAGTAGTGACTTAACAGTCGCTGGTTGGAGATATCCTTTACCTTTTAACACTGATCAGATATTTGATATCTTCGAGGACGGCTCTTGTCTAGGTTTTTGGCCTAACGGAACTATAGGTGCTCAAGGTTTTGTACCTATCTTTCGCTCCGCTAATGGTGTAGAAGGGCATAGAGTTGGTAGATTTGATCAAGCAGGAACTCTCGGTTATGGTTCACCTGACGTAGCAGCTTGGTTAACTTCTAATACTCTATGGGCCATGTCTTTTCATGTGTCTAATTCAGCTTGGTGCCCACCTATAGGTGACGCTGAGAATACCTGGGGCAGTCCCATAGTTATAGAGGCACAACATGCTAGTGGAGATTCAGAATACCAAGGTATGAAATTTGAGTTAATACCTAATTCTTTTGGTCAAGCAAGCCCAACCTCTCAAGTCTCAGTCGTTTGTGCTGTGACTCAGGCGGCTGATTATTCCGGAGCTGACACTGTCTATAAGTTATGGGCTGATCATATAGAAATGTCACCTTGTGTACACCCTGAGCTAGACCCAACATCAGATATTCCTAGAGAGCAAGGCTTTTATCATGTCACTATTGAATTTGAAAATAGTCACTTTAAAGTCTATATAGATGGTGATCTTACTTTAGAGCGAGACACCTTAACTGGGTCTATGGTACTAATGGATAGCTTTGAAATGCACGGTGGTAACTGGGACAGTGTAAGGTTCTTTGATAGAACACTGTCTGATGCTGATCGTTATGTACTGAAGTATGAGAATGACCATAAACCTAGAGCTAAGTTCAACGCTGGTAGTGCAACTGTACACGCTGTACCTAATGTAGCTATTTGTCATATGTCAGGTAGCTCAGAGATAGATGTTCTTTCTGGTATCCAAGCTTATCTTAAAAGTCACATGACTTGTAATTCATATTTCGGTGAGAAGTATGAGATACTAAAGATCAATAAAGACATTCAAGTAAGCTATGACAATTCTTATAAAGCTAGTGCTAAGAACCAAGCTGAGTTTTGGAATACCAATATGGAACCGAGAACTGCGCCTCAGTCTACTTGGGGTTCTAGACCTCGGTTCTATGGTAATCCATTCACACAAGATGGTGTAGCACCTGTTAAAGAACAACTACGTTATGAGAACTTTGGTATGAGAACAATAGTACACCTACCTAATGGTTCTTCTGGCTGGATATTTGGCTTCCAGACTATAAGTATATGGGACTACTATGACAACGGTAACTCATCAGCCTTTGTAGGTACTAAAAATAATGAGCTTAGATTTGGTTTTGGTAGTACTGGTTATGGCACTGCAACTAAAAGAGTTAATATTCCTTATACTCCGGGTGACTCAGTAGAACTAATACTGTCTATCATACATGGAAGTGCTGTTTGGTATATGAATGGTGAAGTTGTTCTAACTCAATCAGGTTTTAAGCTTCAAAACGAGGGCTCTGGCTACGTACCTAGTCATGAGGACTTTGCTAACAGTATTCAAGTTAACTTCCTACAGATGAACTTCACTGGTTTCCCTATAACTGAGGTACTTAAATTTAGAGAAGACCCTAAATGGTTATTACCTGAGATGGTCTCATCATTAAACGTACATCGATACTACGTGTATGCTTATGGCGAGGTTCAAACTAGCGCTAGCTTTGTTACTTTCCAAGCTAAACTAGATGAAACTAAAATGGGTTACATGTATTACGACTCACAAAATTGGCCTATAACTGCTAGATACATAAGCGCTAGAGGTGGTTCTTGGCAGTCTTCAGGTATACAAACACTACATAGACGCCTTACTACTCATCAACACATTGGCACTGCAAGCTGGTTAGGTGGCGAATGGATGTTCGGAGATCTAATGTGGCGAACTGGTAGAGATCAGTACTTCTACTTGAATAGAAACACTGAACCATATGATCTTAGTCTGAGCCCTAGTAATACCCCTTCAGAACTAGGTTGTCCTTGGGAACTTGGTGGTCAATATAATCTAAGCGAGATACCAGCAGGTACTCTGGATACTCATTTAGATCTTACTAGATACACTAAGTTTGGTTTGATGCAGGCATATAGAAGTGAGATAGACGACTCAATGACAGTCGTATTTGCTAATGCTCTTGGTGATGACACCGCTGATCTATATGTTAACGGTACTTTCTTATCCAATGTAGCACTGCCTGCTATACCTGATTATGTTCTAGATGGCAATAGGTCATTGGTCGGTCATAGAATGGAAACCAACTATGAGCATACAGCTATTATAGGAAATTACGACTTGGTTGATATACAGCGTATAACAAATCAAATACTCACAGACACAGTTTTAAGTACCACAGCTGTCGCTCATTTACATTGTAATTCAGAGATTACACTGCACGCAGCGCGTTACGGATTCACTAGATTTGGTGCTACAATTCAAATGACCTGTAAGTCTAATCAGTTCTATAGTAAATTCCCACTGTCTGAGGTGGCAACAATGGACTGTTCAGCTAGCTCACCTATTGATGCTAGTGATAGAATGATAGGTAGACTTAGTGGGGCTGCAAAAAGTTTTGTTAGAAGTCCTTATAGATCTTGGTTTTCTTACCTAGGTCAGAACCCTATCTATAGTTGGTCTTTTATGTCTACAGATACTGTTTACGATGAGTTCCCTAACTTTGATGTGCCTGATCCAATAGAAGCTATTCGTGGTTACAGAGTCGGTGGCTACTACGTGTCTAGAAACAAAGAATGGTATATGATTAGAGACTCAGATACAGAAGCCGTTGTAAGACTTACACCTCCAGGTATTAAGTTAGATAAGATCTGGGCTACTAGTAACAGTCTTATCTCTGGTCTAACACCTGAAGGTGTAGCATATTGTACTGATAGTCTAGCTGCTCTAGCGCCAGTTGATGATGGACATACCAATTTAGTAGCTGGGAGTTTACTCTCCCTATACTACGCTAACTCTAGTCTAGCTGCAGTTATGCTGAAGAATGGAGCAGCCATTTGTTGGGCAGCTTCAACTAGTTATATACCAGATCTTCCAAGCACTGAGGACTGGGTTGATGTTAAACTAAATAACTTTGGTTATCAGACACTTGCTTATGGTCTTGTGTCATTGCACAAAGCTAATGGTGTTATCTGGTATCCTTGGACTAACAATTCTAAGCTAGCTCAAACAGTTAACGGCAATGACATGACCAGTGCTTTTGAAGTAGATATCTATCACTACCCTGATAGCGAGGCTCCAACAACTTATGTTAGAACAACTGTAGTAGTAGGTCTTAATCTAGATGGAACATTGACTATCAACTCTGATGCTATTGATTTTTATAACGGCTTGTCTCAGTTTACATCTGGCTATGTAGATATCTTTGTGTCAGTTAAGCCTAAGCAATGGCCTTCAGGACTCACTGCAATAGGTCTTGTTAAAGCTGATGGTGGTGTTGAATTCTATGTATACAACTCTCGTTATGATACTTACTACGGTGACCCAGCAGCGGTTCAATCTAGTATTAATGCTTCTATGCCAACTAGTGGTGTTACTAAGGACAACTATAAGTTCTCATCTAATGCTCTGTCTTCAGGTGACGCTTTGAATCTAATTAATTTTAGTTGGTTAGACAATGACGAATTAAATAATACCACTTGTAGTTGGGCCTTTTCTACAGGTGTAATTAACTCTCCAGTTTATAGTACTCCTAAAAACTTCCTTAACATAATCTACTGGCAGTTCAGTGGTAAAGACAATACAGCTGTATTAATTTATGGTACCAATACACATGTGTTCTTTGATAGGACTACTGGAGTTGAGTATCTTCCTAGGTTTGCTAGAGCTGAAAATTTACCTGGACCATTATTGGCAGTTACTAACTATGACAACAATATCTATAATGAGGCATCTTTAGATCTAGTAGCTCTAGCTTACACTGAAGCTCCAACAACTCAGAGTGCTAGACTAAGTGTGTCTAACACTGTACTAGCTGTCTCTTCAGGTGTAGCAGGCTATAGAAAAGCTGGTAAAGTTAATGCTTTGATACCAGAAATTGTTGGTGACTCTATCACAAGACCAATGCAAGAGAGTACCAATATTAGAAACTTTATTAAGAGACTGGATTGGAATCACCCTAACCTATCCTATTCAACCATAGGTCATGTTAGAGCCACGTTCTTATTAAAGACTGACTACACAACTGAAATACTGTATGAGAAAATCTTTGCCTACGGTGATAATTACAACGACCCTAGAGGTCCAATACAAGATAACTTACTACCTAAGATACCAAGAGGTACTGGTTATAAAGCTATCATGGCAGGTAGTATTGGTAGAACACCGCCATCAGGATTCTACTCAGCTGAGTGGCAATTTATCTTACTAATTGATTTAGCTGGTGTTGTACAGCAATACTCTATACCGATGGCTGCTTACTAAGAGGCTTAATAGACAAGTATGGTAATTTACAAACCATAGATGTTATATAAGGATATTAGATGAGTGTACCTCAGCCAGACCCACTAACTGACCTCACCCAATACATGGTCGCCGATAGAAACGACGGCTATGGCGGGCGTGAGTACCAGCATTTAGCTATGACTAGAACCGGAACGATCTTAGCTTGGGGTGTATCTTATAACCTAAACAATGACTATAACAATAAAGACGTCAAATTTTTTGACACTCCTTATGGTGTTGGCTATCACCACTTAGAGTGGATAGGTGATATCTATAGTCACGGTGGTACAATATACGGTGGTATAGTACTAGATAAAGATGGTTTTATTCACACTTGGGGTGAGACCGTTAACTATCAGAATAAGACACTGGCAGGTACTTTAGATCAAAGTGCTATAGATGAGATGTGGTGGAAGTTTAAAAAACCAATTATAAACTACTCTTTTGAAAAGTTGTACAAGGCTCAGTGGGTTTCAGTTATGTACTACTACAGTTCTAACTATAATAGGTATGAGCGTACTAGATACTATACTGACTGTATAATTGCACTTAGAGATGATGGTTCTTATTACATATACTATAGACCAGCAACAACTAATGATTGGCAAGTAGTACCAGCACACACAGTTCCTGATGGCACTTATAATCCTAAGCCTGCTGAGGGTATGGTCTATAACTCTAGCTTTAGTGATCTAATATCGGCTGGTATTATAATCTTAAATCATGACCCTATACTTGATAAAGATTTACAACCTATGAGTGGTAATGCTAACGTACAACTGCACGCTGCTGCTGATAAGTATACCTCTTGTACCATGAGTCAACAAGTACGTGTTACTTGTGAGTATAAACCCTTAGACTTAAGCAACTTTGGTTTTACTCAAGCTATACTAGATGATGTTCAACCAGCTAACTATGCCTATGGCAAATGTCATTTCCATACCATTGCTATTTTAGAAGTGAACAATGGACATAAAGCGTATCTATCTGGTGGTGTTTACTCTTTATATGCTGATGCCAGTCTAGGTGCTACAGATACTAACTTAATAGGTTACACTTATCTAACTGTCTCAGCATCTAAACAACGCTGTATTGCTCGTAACTGGGACCTAATGGGGCAAATACAAGATGAGTTAGGGATTTCCCCTTAACATATATAACGCTAAGTTCAAACAGTTTAAACTAAGGAGCTATCATGGCTAATAACATGACGGATTATCTAGAAAAAGCGTTGCTTGATCACACATTAGGTGTAGGAGCTTTCACAATGCCAACAGTCTATTTGGCTTTATTCACTGCTGACCCAGGAGAAACTGGCGATCTAACGAATGAAGTACCAAATGCTGCAGCATATGCACGTGTTGAAATTAGTACCAAGTTCTCTGCGGCTACTAATGAAACAAGTGCTAACACTACTGAGATTTCGTTTCCACAAGCTACTGGTGCATGGGGTATTGTTACTCACATCGGTCTTATGGACGGAACAACTCAGGGTGCTGGTAACATGGTTTATCACGGTCAGCTAACAGCTGCTAAAGATGTTGGTAATGGTGATACATTTAAAATCGCCGTAGGTGATTTAAGTATTACTCTGGCATAACCCATGGCGGACGTACTAGGAGTAGCCAACCTCTATGGCATAGCCACTACTAGTACAACTGGTGGTATAGTAATATACAACCAATTCAGCTTAGCAGCAGAGGCTCTTGTCTCTGCAGCTGCCAACAACCAACATGGAAGCGTAAATCTATTAGCTAGTGCTCAACTAGACGTCAATGGCTTTATGATTCTATCTGGTGACGTTCACCCTCTAAACAGTAACACCTATCTAACTGTAGACTCCTCACTATATAACCCAGCCACTGCTAACATAGCGCACTTGACTTGTCAATCTTCAGTCTTTATCATTCCTAATGTAGTTAGCACTATAGAACAAGGGCACTGTACTATAAACGATTGTGGTTCAAATGTTGATGTTGCTTATAGAATAGAGATCAATGCTGTTTGTCGTATAGTGGCTGGTAATCAATACGCAGTCGATGGTTATTGGCCTGTAGATTATGTACTCAACACTAACACTAGAGCTACTGGTCATATAGTTATCTATGGTGCAAGCGAGCTTAAGTTCACAGGTGCTAGTGTAATAGGTACTTTGAGTATGGATTGGACTCGTAATAATACCTGGAAGATCGGTGAGATTTGTAGGATACAACAACAGTTACTAGCTGCAGTGTTAAAGATATCTAAAGATGGTAAAGACCATTTGATAGCTGATGATGTACAACCACTGTTCCAAGAGTACAGTGAACTTATATTCGAGGTGCAAAATGTATAGTGGACAAGAGATAGTATCACAAGAGAAGTGTAGACTCTTACTAGCTAACTTCTACGAAGGGATTAATTGTATAGATTATAAATCAACTGCCTACGATAATCCAGTTATTAATATGACACTACAAGACTCACAGACCGCACAGTACGACCCGGTTACTTTAACACTCACAACTGTTAACTTCTCTGTTAGACCTTTGATACTTGATTCAGATGCTGACTACTCTTATATCTTCTTAGCTGAGGTACCCGCTGGTACTACCGGTTTAGAAGTCATTATGTTTGCTGAAGAGTATCGTAAGGTACGGATTATGCCACTGTACTTAATCCGTACCTGTAACAGTTACACTTGGAGTTGGACTTTACCACCAACCCAGAAAGTACCAGATCCTTTTGACTGGAGTTACCTAACATCAGTGTGCTATAAGGAAGAGGAAAATCAAACCATACTAGAGTACAGTGGTGAGGTTGATACTATTAGTAGATCAGCTATGACATTTGTTGGTAATGAGTTTGTCGAACCAACAGTTATTGAGTTGTTCTTTCATGATGGTGTTGTACCTTTTAGTAATGCTAGCCACGAAACTTGGATAGAGTATACTGATGTGATTAACCCAGAGACTGGTCAAGTAGTAGAGGTAGTAGAACATAAGAGAGGTAGAGTAACAGTACCTCAGCAGTCTGACTATATTAGTGTAGTTGGTGCTTATAGTATTAAATATCCTATTAGACCTTGTTACCTACTAAATGATCCTAGAGAGTATGAGAACTTAAAGTTCTGTTATGACAGTGAGACTCAGAGTACTAAACTAGAATTCAATACATTAGAGTTAGCTCCTGACTTACTACCAGACAAAGATGGTTGGTACTACGTAGGCAACTTAAGAGTGAGGCCAGTATGATTTTATTTACTACAGGATACATAACTGCATTTGTTAATGTCTCAGCAGCGGCGACAGCTGAACAACCCAATACTAAGACAGGTATACCTGAAGAACTGCGAGGTTCTGCTAGTGTAGTTGCTGGTCTAGGTGCTAGATTAGGTGGCTCAGCTCACGTATATCTAAACACAACTACTACTTTATATATCCCAAAGAGTGGTAGACTAGAGATTCAGAAACTTGGTGGCGGTGGTGGTGGCTTGTCAAGTTCACCTACACCAGAGGTTAGTACCAATACCACGACATTACCTCCTAGTGTTATAGTTGATATAGTACCTTGTACTTTGTTTGAATATCAGCCCTATATAGATACAGCTTTACAATGGGATGATGTTCTAGAACGTTGGTACCTCACTGTAAGTACTCGATCTTCAGTGCACTTTGAGAATAGCAGCTTTAGAATCCGTGATTACTACTACAAATTCTACAGTAAGAATGGTAGAGGTATAGGCGTTTACGAGTTAGACAAACCTATATACACATACAGATCTAGTAATAGAGTTGGAGACATAGATGCTATTATAGCCTCTGAAGAACTAGGCTGTGCTGGTTGGTACGAAGTCTATTATGATGGCGAGCTAATAGAAACCACTGAATTTAGAGTGATGGATTATCCAGTTAAATGTGATGGTAGACTTGTTTATAACTTTGATACTTGTTGCTTTGAAGCCGTTGAGAATATCTATGACTCACAGTGTTACACACAAGAGACTAAGTTTAATCCTGATGCTACTTATGATGGTGTAACTTTTCACGCTAACACTGCACCAGGAATGATCTGTATTAATGGCGTGCTACAACCTAAGCATACTTACACTGAGCCAGCAGATGTTAGGAATGGTTCTCTACAGTTAGGTGAGTTTCCTTATCTACCTGCACCAACATCTGGCTATGCAGTTCCATCAACTGCACATGAGATTAGTCCTTACATGTATGTAGATTTCAGTATGAACATGTTCTTAAGAGCTGCAATACCTAACTCAATTATTGATACTTCTAGAATGTTCAGAGTCTTTAATCTACATAACTTTGTAGATGCTTCTAAAGTTGTTATCAAAGATGGTGTGGACAACGATCTATATGACATACTATTTAGATCTTATATTTGGGTCTACATATTTGAAATACCTTTTGCATACATCACGGATAAAGGTGGTGTGCGTAATAGTTTTTTCACTTCAATATATAATGTCAATGGTTATATACTTACAAATAACCTGGTTGCTATTGATACTAACGTAGTAAAAGAGAGACTCAAGAATATAGATTTTATGCGCTGGAACTGGGATTACTTGTATGCTACTAATAACATTAGACCTTACCAGTGGATGCATGTTGAGGTCTGGAGAGATGCCGGTAATGGTGGGTTTAATATAGGTGAGGATGAGTGTCCGCCTATGGCTTTTGATCTAGACTCTATGGACATACGTGTTAACACATCTATTCATCCATACATAGCACTACCACCATACATAGGTACACTTGATATAGCTGAAGACTTCTATGCCTACGCTGCTAAGTTAATGTATCTAACTACGGATGATGCAGTTAGATACGGAGAGTTTGTTGGATTGTTACCGAATGGTAGTGCTATATAGCACCATGAGTTATGTAGATTAGTTGAGTATCTTGTAGCTCTAAGATTTCCATCAGCTTCTGCTCGCGTTCATCATCAAAGCTAGCCGCTACCTCGTCTAAGAGCATAGTTTTAAAACTACCTATACGTGATACTTGTGAGATCGCTAGACGTAATGCAAATGATACAGAGTCTTGCTCGCTACCACTGTAAAAATCAAAGTCTTCTATAGAATAATCATTATTGATCTTAACAGAACTGTACTTACCTTCACTAAGGAAGTTAACTATGTTTGATACGTTTGTCTGTAGCAGTGGTATTACGTTAGCACCAAATGATTTTCTGTACAGGTCTATAAACTTGATGAGTCTTTTAAGTTCCTCGACCTTATCTATAGATGTATTCAGTAGACCAGTATACTCTTCTTCAATGACTGCATCTCTCTTGTACGCTTCAAGATCTCTTTGGTTACCTTCAAAACGAGCCACTTCTTTACGTGCTCCAGCTACATCAACTTCAACTGGTTCTACTATAACTTTAGTTAGCTTAGCACGAATAGCTTCTTGACGTTGACACTCTTCAAGATTATAAACTATAACCTCATCAAGAAGTACTTCAGCTACATCAGATAACTCTTCTAGTCTAAGGTAACTAGCTTTGTTAGCTAGAGCTACTGATGCTTCAGCTAGGTCTTGCATGCTATAGTCTGGTAGTTCAATAGCTTTGAGTTGTTCATTCAAACCGTGTGCTTGGTTCTCACACACATCTGATCTAAAGCGTTCTTTCTTCTCTTCTAGTTGAGCCTTGAATTTGTCTACATCTATGGTAGCTTTGCTTGGCCAGTCCTGTCCACAAGTAGGGCATGTGTCAGGTATGTTTTTGTTAAGACTCAAGATCTTTTCTTCTTCTCGTATGTCACGCTCTTGATAGTCTAGACTACGGTGTTCTACTGGCTCACAATTTAATACTTTAATTTGTGTTCTTAGCTTTTCGAACTTTAATATAGTGTTTTCGTGGTTCACAATCTCGCGTTCAGACAACGTGAAATACTTTGGCAATACATTTACATCTCTTAGTATTTTCAATAGACGTAGCTTTTCATTAATAAGTTTATTAGTGGGTGCCACTGCCGCATTGTGAGACAAGTCTTCTAGATATTGCTTCTCAGCTACATCTAGATCATAAGTTACACCAACCCACTGATGCTTAGCTTGTAGATATGTGTTGTACTCAGCAAGCTTAGTCTTGTACTCAGAGTTCTCGACTATACGTACCTCAAGAACTGTACGAGCAGTCGCTAACTCATCAGCTAAGTCTTCTACGGGCACTAAAGTAATGTTCTCTAGCTTAGCCTGGTACGCAGTAACATTGGCTGTCTCTGCCTTAGCTGCCTCACGTACACTAGTCTTGATCTCGTCTAGACGATCTATACGTAGAAGTTTCTCAACTCTCTTAGTACGTTCTAGTGGACTGAGAGCAGCGAAGCTACCAATATCTTTTTGTCCTATATAGAATGACGTCTTATATAGATCAGGTGTTAAACCATAAGTGTTCTCTACCCACTGTACAATGCCAGTGTTATTGCGAGCCACAGTGTTGCCGCTCCCGTCATATACAATAGCAAGGGTATCAGAACGCTCGATTGTAAAGCCGTCAATTGTAAGTACCACTCCACCATGAGCTTCCCCTCTTTTAATCCACTCCTTAGCCTTACCACGTTGTAATGCTGAACCAAATAAAGCAAAACCAATTGCCTCAACTATTGTTGTCTTACCTATACCGTTGCGCCCGCGAATGACTGTTAACTTATCTTTAAAGTTTATAGTCTTATCACTGTACTGACGGTAGTTTATTAATCTTAGTTTAGAGATACTCATCTAATAATTCCTTTCCAAAACCTTCTTTGACTGCTGCCGCTCTGAAGCTTTCAATAACATCGATAGTAAGATCTTTACTCTCGAGCTTGAGGTCCTCAGCTTTAACTTCTTTATCATTACGTATCAAGTAACAAGAGAAGTCACTCATGTCTATAGGATCTTCCTCTAGGAAGTACACACTTGCCACATCTAATTCACTAGATGCCCAGTGCATTGGTAACTCAAGTAGCTTGTCGTCAGCCCAACCATACTTTTGGTTCAGTTGATTTCGTGCTTGAGGTACAACGCTACCGAGATGAATGAAATGGTTAGAGATAGAAGAGGTATGCTCATGTCCAGAGATAACGGTAATGTTTCTACTGGCTGCCAAGTCGTAGAGCTCATCGGTAAAGCTATTGTCATTGTCATTTTCCCAATACTTCCTATTACAATGAGCATAGACAACGCCATTTTCAGGTACATCTCTCAATGCCATTGCCATTGTCTTAATAAATTCTTCTTGAGTATCACACCAGCCCACTGCATAAGCACCGTCATATACATAGGTAAAATGATTAGCCTCTACTAGAGTAACATTAGGAAGTCTAGACAGATAGCTAAAAGCTATATCCTCGGCAATCATAGATAGATCGTGGTTACCAGTTAAGATAGTTACTCTGTCTACCATAGATGTGAGCATTACTACTTGAGCAAAGTCTAGTGCAGTGGGTTTACTAGAGTCGAATACATCGCCTGTTAGTATCAAGTGTTTTGGTTTGTGAAGTTTAAGTAACTCGATAACTACTTTCATAGTTAACTCGTCCCAGATAGCTGGGTCTCCGAAGGTTACTTTGTGGCGCTTGCCAATATGCAAGTCGCCTAGTGCTAGATTATTCATGGTTGTCCGCCTTTTGAATTAGAATGGGTTTAGCTTGTTAGCTAGTCTGAGCATCGCCTGCTTTATTTTTGGCACGCTTCTCAGCTCTTGTAGGTTTGCTGGTGGTTGCTTTGACGTCTGCAATTTTGACACTTTTAGCCAACCCCTTTTGTTTAATCACTACAGTGTGATTGCCTTCAATCGTGATCTCACCGTTCTCACCAACTTCAATAGACTTAAGTCCAGTTACTTGAACAGCGTCAGCATTTGGTCTGGCTTTAGAACCGTTACCAACTTTTGTTTCAATTGCTTTGATAGTACCAACAGCGTTAACTGCCAACTCACCAGCTAGACATACATGATGAATGTCTGGGCTAGGCATACGAACTTCATGCGTGTAACCGATCTTGCTTAGGTCTTCTACTTCAATAACTATTTTCATTAGTTACTCCTTTGAATTTAATTACCATAACGTTTCCAAAACGCATAGGTTGCCTCGTGTTTGAAGTACTCTAGCTCAGACCACTTCCAACTCTTATGACCACTGTCCATCTTCTTTAGAACCTCAGTTAGAGGTACGAAGAAGAACTCATTTGTTTGTAGTCTATGGATAATAAACATAGACTTAGTACCAGCTGCTACCCAGCGTCTTCCAGTACCAATTTGTTTCTTAGAGATGTTCTTCAGTGGGAAACGCATTGGGTCATAAGAAGATTTGATCTCAGTAAGTATTACAGTTCCCATATAGATTATTAGTCTATCAGCAGGCTGGTTTTGTACCAAGTTACGAGCAGCATGACTGTCGATAAATTTATAGTACACAAAGTTTATATCTCTGGCGGTCTCATCTTTGAACTGAGCATCGAATATACGCTCAGTTAACTTACCATCATTTTTTGGCATAGATCAACTCCGTATACTCAGGACAGTCGCTTGAGTCTGTTAGCTCGTAGTTATCTTCTAGCCAGTTCATATCAAAGAACATACCAGCAATAGGTGTACGAGTTTTGTGTATAATAAATCTATCTGGTGGGAAACTCTTGAAAGACTTTGGTCCACCAAAATGAATTGTAGCGTCCATTGGGTTTACAAACTGCCACGACGAGGGTAGATCAAGTAGTGAGTAGTGAGACTGTATAGACTTCCAAGTATGATAACCAACAAAGACTTTCTTTTGAAAGATCATACGTCTAACCCATAGCTTATCAGCTGCTGGTCCCCAACTTACTTTACCATCCTCATCAGCAAAACAATTGTTCTCTGATAGTAATAAGATGCCTGTCATCTATGACTCCTTTTAGGTAGGTCACAACCATACTTTTGAGTTAGGTAGTGACAAACATCTTTGTACTGCTTAGCCATTTCAGTGGTATGCTCTTTTCTAATAAACAATCTCTTCCATAGTTCAGATACATCAGACTCATCACGGTTTTCACACCACGTAATAGTTTCAGACTCTATAGTAACAGGTCCACCCTTACGAGCCACTGTTTTAAAATTAAGTTTGATCTTACCTTTGTCTTCCTCAGCTGCCGTCTCTTTTCTATCAGCACGCACGGTCTTCATGTTGAAGCCTACGTTTAAACCTTCTAATGCCATCTTAATCAACCTTCTCAGTGTCAACACCCATTGACTCTAAATATATAAGAACATCTTCATACTCTTCTTTGACACTGCCGTAGTATACTTTGGTGACACCGAATAGTATTAAGTTCTTAGCACACTCATAGCAAGGTGCTAGTGTGACGTATGCCACAGAGCCTTTAGCATTGGTACCTACCTTTGCCAAGGCATTCATTTCAGCGTGGTGAACTCTCCAATGTTCTGTGTGTCCACTGTCATCTTCACAACAGTTGTCATCACCATGGGTCGTGCCATTAACACCAGCTGCGATCATTTTCTTATCTTTAGTAAGGATACAACCAACCTGGGCTTTGTTACACGTAGACTGACTGCTAAACAGTTCAGCCACTTCCATCCAGAACTCTGGCGTCCACCGCTTCTTCATTACTCTACTACTTTTGGTAGCTTGTTAGCTAAGACGACTGGTTCATACTTTAGTTGCTCATATATATCAGCCACGTGTCTTACGAATACAGACTTATCACTAATGATATCAGTGATTGAAGCTCTAAGCTCAACTTTATATTGAGGTCCTTGAGTTACTTTATCAGTTAACATCTCTTCAACTGCATCCATTTGGTTCTCATAGATATGAGCGTGAGCGATACTATAGAATAGTTCTCCCACCTCAACACCTAACTCACTAGCGAAGGCTTGACCTAAGAAAGTATACATACCAACATCATAAGGTAGACCGTAGAATACATCATTACTTCTTAGTGTCAAGTGTATGTTTAACTTACCATTAATGATAGCGATCACTGCAGTGAATGGACATGGAATGTTAGCAGCTGGTACTACATTATCACATCTTGCATCCCAGCTCATCAAGACTTGTTGTCTAGAGCTTGGGTCTTCAGTTAACTTATCGATGATGTTTTGAATCTGATCAACACCAAAAGAGTGTCTCCAGCGATGACCATACGCAGTAGGTATCTCATCTTTATCATCAGCAAAAGCATTCCAGATTTTGGTGTACTTCTTAAGCCATTGAATAGATGTAGAACCTGATAGCATCCAAGCTACTTCAGCAGCCATAGTTGTTAGGTGCATCTTGCGACCTGAAGATAGAGGCATGAAGTTCATGTCCCAACGGAATGAGTAACCGAAAGTAGCTAGAACTTTGGTACCAGTTCTAGCATTGTCTTGCCACTGTCCCTCATCTTTAACGTGTTTCAATACATTGTAATAGACTTCAGTGAAGTCCGTGTTTAATTTTCTTTGCATCAATTTTCCTTTGTAAACATATTATATCACAAGTAATTACAAAGAGAGTTTGCGCTTGATATTCTCAAGTGATAGATCACCGTGTAGCTCGCGCTGATCACCAAAGTTCGGTCCTATAGATACCTCAGCAACGATAGGTACTCTGAAACCTTTAGGTACACGCTGCATGATCTCTCTGACCTTAGGCATTAATTCAGCTGCGGCTTCATGAGTACAACTAAATACAAATTCATCATGAACCTGCATAATAAATCTGAAGTCCTTCAAGAATAGAAGTTTCTCAGACCATAGAGTGTTTAAGCTAAGCTTCATTATATCTCCAGCTGTTCCCTGTATCGTAGCGTTCAACGCTTGAGTCTCAGCACTACTTCTTAAAACTCTGATCGGTGACTTAATATCAGGCAAGTGTCTAGTACGACCAAATAGTGTTTGAACATAGCCATTAGTATTAACATCACGAGATACTTTATTAACATAGTTATAGAAGTATCCCTCATAACCTAGCTTGTGAGCTGATAAGAATAGCTCAGCCTCTGGCACTGTACAATCCAATAGATCAAATTTAGCTAGACGCATTGGTGATGCTAGGTATAGTGATGCAAAGTTTAGAGTCTTACCTTTTTGGCGGTTAGCTTTCTGTTCTGAGTCTTCTTCATTGACCAGCGCTACCATCTCATCATACTCTAGACCAGAGATGTTTGTACCAGACAGTGTGTGCATATCTTTCTCAGTTAGATATCCATCAACTAGCTTAGGGTCGTTAGACATGTGAGCTGCAATACGCATCTCAATCTGAGACCAGTCAATACATACGATACAGTCGTGACCTTTATGAGGTATGTATACATCACGAACCTTCTTACCATCACCACGCTTAGCTACTTGCTGAGTGTTAGGTGAGTTAGAACTAAATCTACCTGTAACTGTACCAGTCTGGCGTATCTCTGAGTGTAGTAGTCCATCAGGATAGATCAACTTAGGGTAAGGACGATAGTATAGTTTCAATCTTGTCTCAAGCTTACGAATATCAGCGAAGGCTTTAACAATAGGATACTGCTTACCATACTCTGACTCCAACTCAAACAGTGACTCTTTGTCTGTGGACGGAGCTCCTGTTTTCTTTGAGACTTTAAAAGGTTTAAGACCCATCTCATCGTATAAGAACACTGCTACCTGCTTAGGACTGTTCATGTTTATCTCTTTTAGTTCAGGAAACTTGTCAAAGATTACATCACGAGCCAAGATATCTTCTGCTTGAATTTCTGCAAGTCTGTCTGTATCGATAGCCTGTCCTCCGGCGTACTGGTGAGAGATAATTTTAATAGTATCCATTTCAAAAGTTTCATAATAGGCCATGCTAATGCGCTCAGCATACCAGTCATAAAGCTTAAGAGTCCAATCAGCATCAGACATACCATATTCATAACCTTCGATGGCAGTGATATCAGCCATAGTACCGTCACCAACAGTCTCAGCGTAGCTAGGCATGATGTGACCAAAACGAGTTTTAATCGTAGGCTTAAGACCTTGTGCCATGTTTTCATTGTATAGTACTCCCATAATCATAGTATCATAGTAATCTTGAGGGCAGTCGTAGCCATGACGCAAGATCATTCCATACTCAAAGGCTGCATTGTGAGCGATCAAGTCATTGGACTTACATTGATCTAGGATCTCGCCTAGATACTTATAGTCAAGACGTAAGTCTTCACCCTCTTGCTTGTGAGCAAAGTCAAAGTACATCTCAATACCAGATGGTGTAGCCAGCTGAAGTGACACGATCTTACTGTCAATACGGTTCAATGGTCTTTGCTTAGCGCTAAGTTCCATAAACCAGGCGTTCTCGTAAGGGTTGTATGTCTCGAGGTCAATAGACCAGATCTCTTCTGGACTGTCTTTAAGGATGGCAAGTGCATCCTGTATATTTGATTTGTTATAGATCATAAGATAATTCCTTTGTCTTCACAATATTGAACCGAAGTTCTATTAAGGTTTTCAAGCTGCTCGATTTCGTAAGAGCCAATAGGTAAAGGCATCGCTAGCTTATAACACATAAGAACCTGCTCATTGATTAGGTCATGCGCCTCACCAGTACGTAATGCTTCCCATACTTTATCTCTTTCATAGCCAGATAATTTACCCCAAGCAGCTTTACCAAATCCACGTTTACCTGGGATCTTGTCTGATGTGTCACCAACTAAGCATTTATAGAGATAAATGTGGTCTGGATTTTTCGTGTCAAACTTATGTACCATTGCCACTTCATCTACACGCATAGAAGCGTTAAGAAGTATCTCAACACCGTCTTTTACTAAAGGCCAAAGATCGCGGTCATTAGAGATAACAGTGTCACCTTTTGATACACTATTAGCGATGTAATCATCAGCCTCAGCGTTAATGATGTTTAGAGCTGTTACATTGTCAAAGCATCTAGCTATGTTCTGACAGTTCTCCATAACTTCAAAGTATACTGGGTCATCACCCATGTCTCTTCCAAACTTATACTTAGGGTGTATCTCTCGTCTAGGCTTACGACTAGAACTAGTGTCACATACAAATTGAATTTGTACGTCCAGATTTTTCATGAGTAGGTCATGAATTAGCGTGTAAGGATTTCCACCGCCGTGATAAATTCTTTTAACATAGTTGTTAGCATCAATAAATAACATTTTTTAAGCTCCTAAAATTGGTGGGGTACTTTTCATATAGTTTAAGTTTAAATTAGAATATTTGAAAAGTACCCGAAGACGCTGTTAAGCGTCTAATGTGTGTCTACAGAAAGATCTAAGCGGGTAATTTTTATATCTGCGAAGTTAGACTCTACAAGTTTAATAGCGTCTTCATAACAGGCACGTATCTGCGTGTACCCATAAGCTTCGAATAAGTCATTGTCATCATACTCTTCAAAAGGTTCATTTGTCAAGTATACAATCTCTGTAATGTTCAGATCAGTCATGATCGTCTTATACAGGTTAAGAATAACAATAGGTGGCATGTTACCAAGAAGATAGCCTTGATAGACTAACATAGATATCATACCGCGATCACAGACGAAGTCGCCTGGAGTGGTTGCATAGTCTTGCCAGAACTGTTGTTCATTAGCAAAGAATAAGAAAGTGGATGCTAAACCAGTCACTGCACCATCTATAACCAATGGTCTAAAAGGACCATCAGGTAGATGCTTTGCTCTTGGAAGTAGACCAGCCGTAGTTAGACTCTTGACTAGCGTGGTTTTACCACACTTGTCAGGACCCTCTATTAAGATTACGCTCATAGCTTGCCTTATACGTGATACAGTTTAACACTGTGAATAGCCAGGGATTATGACTAGCCTTAGATGCATGTAGCCCAGATAGTTGACTCATTAAGCGCGTATAAGTATGACTTATCTGCCCTCTTCTAGCCATCATATCAGCAGTCATAACTTCCATTAAAACTGCTGCTGACATATCCATCATCTATTAGCCTTACGACTAGCACGAGCCGCTTTACTCTTGCGGCGATTGATCTTACGTTGTAGTGTCATTGGCGTCTTAGTAAAGCGGGCTTTACCTTCACGCTCATTGCCACCATCAGGTCGGCCTACACAGCCAGAACCACCGGCACGCATTATGCGTCTCCGATGTTCTCGAATGAAGCGCGGCTGTAACGGAAGCCTTGCTTAGAAACTACACGCTCAGCAGTGATCTTTGTCTTTGCATCAGATAGTTTAAGACCATCTTTAGAAAGCTCTTTGATATAATCAGCAAGCTGGAACTTAGATGCTGGTGACAGTGAAATCTTTGTAAGTTTCTCACCTTCTTCAGCATAGTCCCACAAGAAGTAAATCTCATAACGTGCTTGGATCTTCATATCTTGAGGTTTCTGAGCTTTTTCTTTCTCAGCTGCAAGTAAGCCAGCCATAGGACGACCAGCTGTATCAACTGCTCCATCAAAACTCTCAGCAATCAAGTTAGAACTTTCGTCCCATAGTTGCCATACTGGTTTACCACCTTCAAGAATCACCTCAAGCGCTGGATGCGCTGAGTTATCAGTCTTGTTAAGTAGCTCTGAGCCATCAAGAATAAAGTAAGGCATGAAACTAGCGATAGTATCAAGACCTTCAAATTCTGTATTCATTTGTTGCATCTGTGAACCTGATGCTACTGGCGTTGCCGCCGTACCTGTTACTACTACATCTGTTACAGGTGCTTCTACTTCAGCTGTTACGTCCATATCTTCAATGTTTTGTTTTACTTTTGCCATGTTTTGTCTCCGTGTGCTGAAATTTTTACTCAAAAGGTGCACATTCACTTTTGATGTTATTATTATAGCACAAGTATTTTAACCGTTTCTTAAATCTTGCTCATTAGGTTAAATTTTAGTGCTAGGACAATTTGCTCTTTAGTACTGAGACGCTTCATCCCTTTAATGACAAAGTCGAAATTGTCATCTTGCTCAACCACTTCTAGCATGTCTTCAGAGTTTTGATCTTCAAAGTCTAGTTCAGTTAAACCACACTTATCAGTCTGTAGGTCTAGTATCTGTATAACAAGGTGTCGGTCTATAACCAATGATTTTGATATCATGTCTACATCAGGTTCAAAGTTATTAGTAGCTAGAAATTGATCTTTAAACTTCTGGATTCTAAACTTGTTATATACTATGTGACTTGGTAGACGCAGTACTCTAGACTTAGAGGTCAAGGCATCAGTCATCGACTGCTTAATCCAGATACCAGCATAGCTAGAGAACTTAGTACCGTAGGTGGGGTCATAATAATCCACTGCGGTTATAAGACCTATAGAACCTTCTTGTACTAAATCATTAAAGCCTAAACCATTACTAGCGTTCTTGTATCTATGAGCTATGATATTTACTAGATACATATGCTCTTCTATTAGGTCCTCTACAAAGCCATCCATTCTCTCTCCTCTTTCTCAGTAATTCTATTGTTATATAGGACTGAAGCGTCTTCTTTACCAGTAAGTACAGCTGATACATAGTCTATATTAGTTTTAATACCTCTCATTAGAGCTACGGCTGGTGTATTCTTAGCTACCAGTGCAAAGACATTTACATCATCAGTTTGACCTGGTCTATGTACTCTATCCATACCTTGCCAGAAACTATCTACTTGATGATCTAGCTCGGCAAAGATAACATTCCTTGCTTGTTGAAAGTCTAGACCTACACCAGCTGATAGAGCATTAGCTAGTAGTACTTGGACTTTCTTTTGTTTAAATGCAGTCACTGCTCCATCTCGCTTAGCTGCTGTGACTCTACCGTGCAGTTCAGTGTGTGATAGCTTCATCTTCTCTAGTAACTTACGTATAATATCTATAGTGCCATGAAAGTGAGCAAAAATAATCACTTGCTCATCACCTAGGTCCTCTAAGATATCTTGTAATACCTCTACATATGCTGACTCACCAGGTAAACCTAATATACTAGGATCAAACATAGCTTGTCTAGCTTGCATCAATAAAGAAGTACCCTCTAAGAATAGGAATTCTTTACTAGAGTCTTTGAGCTCTACAAAACCAAAGTCTATCAGTTCTTTTAAGGTCTTACTATGTTTAGGTTCAAGGTCAAATTGTTTAATGATTAACTGCTTAGGTGGTAGATCTTTCAGTACCTGTGACTTTATCATACGTCTACTGACTCTATCAAGGCGTACTTGCAGTGCTTCTAACTTCTGCCAACCAATGATCATAGGGAAACCGCCATCATCCTTAGCATATCTAGCATGGGTTCTTAAGAAGTTCTTCTTAGTTATGTACATAGAAGGGTTAATCAATTGAAAGATATGGAATAAATCCATAGGTGATTTCGTCAAGGGTGTCCCATTCATTATGGTCACATACTCAGCTCTATAGGCTAAAGACTGTACACAACCAAACTTATTCATGTTTCCAGTCTTCTTAGACTTAGTGACAGTGCCAACCTTGATATACTTACTTTCATCTATGGTAACTGACTTCCATAGAATTTTTCTGAACGACTCATAGTCTCGCTGCAATAAATCATAGCTTACTAAGACGACGTCATGGTTCTCTAATTTGATCGCTTTACGCTCTTTCGGCGAACCTTTGTAGACAAATATCTTAAGATCAGTATCAAAGTACTCATGGAATTTCTCATACCAAGTATTTAGTAAAATAGGTGGCATAACAACTAGGGCCTGTCCGCCGGACTTTTCGATTATATATGTAAGTGCTAACATCGCACCAAAGGTTTTGCCAACCCCAGGTTCGTGTGTCAATGCGGCTTTACCAGATGATATTAAGAATTTCATATCTTCCAGTTGATAATCGAAGGGAGTCATTGCCAAGGAAGTCATATTATTTCCTACTAAAGTTGTCTAGAACAACACTGCTAGCTTCAGCTAATTCTAAGTTGATACCAACTAGCATACGCTGTCTGCCACTAATAATCTTATCTGACTTGAACATCTTCTTAGTTACATAGTTCTTCTGGTTAAGCTGCATCAAGAAGCTAGATTTGTCTGTTAGATACAAGTTCAATCTATTCTTCTGGATATAGATGCTGAGGTTAGTATAACAAGCTGCTACATCAATGTATAGGATGCCATCCTCAATAGTATACTGTCTATTTCTCATCAGTGCCAAATCACCTAGATTAGGGTTAATGAGATCGGCAAGGTCATTCAATGAATTAAGGCTTTGAACTGTATCGTCCATACCACGCATTTCATTGTATACTTTAGTAGAGTGACTATTGAAGCTGCTAACATACTCGTTCATAATACCGGCCAACTTCTCTACCAAAGACTCATCACTTGTATATAGTAATACATACTGCTCAATCAAGTCCATTACAGTCATAAGATTAGCTAAGTTTCTACGTGGTCTATTATCAAAGACTCCGTTATACTTGTCTTCTAACTGCTTATCATAGCTTAGAACCTTATTAACAAATTCTTCTGGACGTACACGCATAGCAAACTCTAGGAAGTGAGCACCAATGACTTCAATATCAAGACGTTTCAAATCTTCCAGAGCATCAGATCTTTTTCTAGAGTGAGTTGCTTTATCCATGTGTACTAGAACAATACGATCTTGAACTGCACCCTCATTAATTTGTTGTTCACCAATAAAGCCGATAGGTGCCAAGAAAGGAGTCTCTTCAACTGTTCTATTCTTAGTACCACGAGACTCGTAGCCTTTATTGTATGAAGCACGAATAGCTTGAGATACTTGACCCTCTTCACCACGTTTAGACGTGTTAGCTGAAGGTTTAAACTCATCAAATATGAGTGGCATCAGGTTAGTCGAGCTACAGAACTTATTCATAGAGAAAGCTGTTGTACTACTAATAGAAGGAAACGATGGTCTGTCTGGTGCAAACAGTCTATGCATCTGTAGAATAGACTGAGTTTTACCAGCTCCATGTGAACCCGTAACAAATAGACTTGGTGCTGGCTCATTCATAGTCATACAGTGCGGACTAAAGAATGCTCCAAAGAACCAAGTGATAAGTGGAACTGTTACGATACTAGAGTTGATCTCAGCTAGAGTATCAAAGTACTTTATAATCTCGTCAGGTCTAGGTGGGCGCTCAGACTCAAAGTTAAGCTTAGTCTTAGTAGCTGCCGCTGCACCTGCTGTAGTCTTGATAAGATCAATAGTCCCGTTAAGAGACATAGAACCGTCTTTAGTGACAAAGTGCCACTCATCATTTTTCCAGTATAACCCAGTGTATTCAACCTGTAGTATCTTCTTGGGGTCACTGGCATGCATAATAGCTAGTTTCAACATCTGTAAGTCCTTATCTGAGCCAAAGTAAGCTAGCTCTAAGCTCAGTATTTTAGTGAACGCCTGTTTGCTTGCGAAAAGATCTTGCTTGACCTTCTTGCTCTCTGACCATAGTCCTCTGGTGGCGTTCTTTGGACTACTAAATTTTATATCTAATACTGGTGGCTCTTCAGAGTATAGCTCACTTTCCATATAAGTCATTGATCTTAAGTCGATGGTAAAATTAGATAGTTTTCTTGGTTGTTGATCAGGGTCATCAGGTATAAGATAGTAGTGACCATCTTTAACAATAATACCTTCAACCATGTTCTCTGCGTCTTCGCCGATCTTAATGGCACAAGAGTTACAGTCGACTGAGTCTACACAAGATAGCATCATCTTACAACCAAACTTAAATTTGTCTGGTGCTTCAGATGCATAGTCGTATAAACCTCTAAAGTGATCTTCAAAAGCCGCTGCAGTTTTATACTGTGATGAGCGGTAGTTGTTGATAAACTCACGGTTATATGATATAATCTGATCTACGTTCCAAGCTCTAGCTATACCATAACTGATAGCTTGCATAGCTAGAAGGTTTGAATTAACATTACCTTTAACATCTTTATTCCTAGCTAACTTAACGACACACTCAGGAGTCTCAGTATCTAGGATTACGTTATCTGGTACAGGTTTTGATGGCTTAGCCATTTCAACTAGTTTCTTAGTAGATTCAAACCAGGACTTAAGCAATTCATTCACCATTACTTTTTCAAATATTGGTGCTACCAAGCCTGGCTGTTTAACTACATCATTTAGTTTATCCAAGTCTAACTTGTTAAACTCCGCTCTTGGTAACCAGACTTTATAGTTGCCATTCTCACGCTTGACGTTTGGTCTACGCCACTGTCTACCCTTACCTTGTGAGTATACACCCATGTCAATACAGACTCTATCACCAAGATCTTGTTTAATTCTAGCAGCCATAGCTCTGTAACGTAGAGGTAGAGCTACTTTGAATTTACCATCCATATATAGATATGGATTAATCTCTAGGTGAAAGCCTTTACTACCACTAGCATATATTCTATAGTTAGGTTCTTGGATATTAAAGTTGAGGTCTAAGTAAGTTAAGATCTCTCTCATATCAGCTAAGGCTATTAATACGTCTTCGCTATCAAGGTCAATGTACATTGGACCCCAATACTCTTGTTGCTCGCCACTTGCTTCAACATCTTCAGCTCTATACTTAAGGTACATGACTGACTCATATTTAGCATTGACTGGTATCTGGCTTTCAGGTACAATATGCCACTTATCTTTGTGGTCTACATGGTAGTATTTAAGTACGTGCATATATCCACCTTGTGCCTTTGACCTTAATACCATATCTACAGGCATTAGAGATAGCTTGAGGTGTAACGCCTACATCTTTAGCTGCTTCAGTTGCTGATAGATACGTTCCGGCTACTTGACCGTGAGCATCTATCTTCAAAACCTTCTTTGCACTTGTTGCCATGATTTATCCTAGTCTAGTAGTCATCATTGCAGTATACTGCGTGTTTAGTTCCAAGTACATACCATTGTAGTTTAAACCACGACCAAGTAGTGCTGATAAAGCTCTATTGTCTTCGTATGGTTTAGTATCTGTACCCCAGTTTTTAATGTAGTCACCAGTCTTATAGCCATGATCTTGACGTAGAGCATTAAGTGCTTGCTTAGCCATTACATAGTCATATGCCATTGGGTACTCAGTAAATAGAATGTTGATTAGATAGTCCATATCGTTCTCTGACAGTGCTCTAATGAGTGTCTGAGCAAATTTGCGATCGTCACCGATAGGTGTCATATGAGGATTGAGTTGACCTTTAATAGGTTCTTTAGCATAGTATGCACAGTTGATAACAAAGATAAATAAGTCGGCTGACTCAACTAGAATGTTCTGAGTATCTCTCTCTGACTTTTTCCAGTCTGCATATCCAAAGCTTGCTACGAGCTCACCAACTTCTTCGATCGCTGCCAAGTACATAGTATCAAAATCCGAGTTCATTGTCTTTTGCCAATTCCATTGACGTTCCACTGTATCAGTAATATTCATTATCTAGCCTTTGAGTTTTAGTTTAAATTATTATAACACAAGTATGAATAGATTTGCTTGATATGAGATCTTCCCTAACTAAAGGCGTTATGTCAGGGAAGTATTGAAAGAAGGTTGATTGGATAATACCGGGTCACCTAGAGATGGTATGAGACTTTTAGTGACCCGAGAGTGTGAAGGCACGACCTGTTTGCCTTTCTTAATCGTATTAATCGGGATCAGAACACTCGTCTATGTTGTTACCCCATAGCAGGTAGAACTGTCTTAAGGTGTACGAGACCTAAGATGACGAGCTCTAGAGAACATAGGAGGATGAGGGCCTATGTTCTGAGAACTCAAATCAAAAATCACACAGTGATGTTATAGTTTACTCTAGAAGCCCTAGGAGAAAATGTGGATAAACCACTAGGACTGCATTGAACAAACGTACTGAGGATGGCTAGACCCTCAATAACTTTATCATAAATTAACATAGCTTCGTTTAGTCTGGGAAGCACCAGCGAATTTGGTGGTCATTGACCATATGCACGGCCGAAGCCGTGAAGAGAGGATTAAACCTCTGCTGCTTCTTCAGTCTCTTCGACTTCAGGAGCGTCTTCTGCTTCTGCTGCTTCTGCTGCTTCAGCTGCTGCTTTGTCAGCTTTCTTAGACTTTTTAGCACGAGCAACACACTCTTTGCCTTTAGTCTTAAGCCAGTTAGCATACCAAGCGATAGAGTTAGCTGTAGTTTCAACACCCTCAGTCTCTTTAAGGTAGTTAGCAAGCTCTGCATAAGATAGTTCAGCAAGAGTCTCATCTTGAAGTACTTTGATCGTATGGAAAGCTTTAGTATTTGGGTTCTCACCAAGACTACCACGCTTTGACTTCTTAACAACGTTACCCTCTTCATCAAGAGTGAAACCGTTCTCTTCAAGGAAAGATACTAGCGCCTCTTTGTCATCGTTTTCGATGAAAAAGTTTGATACTTTCTCTAAAAGTACCTCTTTTGTATCTTTGTCTTCTACTGGTAAACCCAGACCTGCTGCTCTTGCGATTAATTGTGTCTTTGTCATAATTGACTCCTGTTTTTTGATAAAAGATTTCAGTCCGTTGTCCGCACCAATACTCTTTTGAATTTATATTATATCACAAGTAGTTGTTATGCTACTTGTAATTGTTAGCTCATTTTTGCTGAGCAGTCCTAATCATCTGTTCGAAAACTCTAGCGGCTACAGTGTCAGACTCGAAAGTCCAAATTCTGATACCGCTAATGATGACCTTATTGTCTTTCAAGTCTAGAGTAGATGCCTGCTCTAAGTTCACTGCTAAATTAGCATTATGAGGGTTAACGAACCATCCATTATGTGTCATTTAGTCTTCCTTGAGCTGGTCTAGTAAGCACTCATCTTTAAGCTTGTCTGGGTACCACTTAACGAATACACCGTGACGTAGCTTAAGATCTTTTGTGACCTCATTACATTCAACTGTTAGAACCTTGAATTTAAGGTTGTTATCAATAGCTAATTGAGTTGCTTCAGCACGATTTTGTAAGTCGCCTAAAGAAGTTATCTTACCTATAGGATAGATAGTACCATGATTGTATACTGCGACTTCAAGAGCCCCGATCATACCTTCATACTTACCTTTACCCTTGGTAGTACCAATAACAAAACAGTCTACTTCAATAAGCTTTTTGACTTTGGTCCAACCATAGTTATAACGATTAGATGCATTGTCTTTAAGCATTAAACCTTCACGTCCACCAGTTGTAACAATTCTATTCCAGTGGCTTTCGTATGCTGATACGGGCCATGCTCTGGAATAATGAACGTTAGTCTCTACAAAGTTCGTAGACTCAGTCTTATCAATTGGCTTCCGCGAATTGATAGAGTGATCAGCGACCCACTCTTTAACGACTGCTCTACGATCTAGGTAGAAGCTTGTGGAATGATCTACACCCGCCCAACGCTGAATATCAAATATAATAATAGAGACAGCAGTAGTACAAGCGCCATGGGATCCAAGTTCAGACTGTGTAGCTGCCCAACGATCTTCTGCGTCCAAGACAATAGCTTCAGTATCAATGATCGTATCATCTGGTAACTCCATTAGTTCTAGAGCTGCTTCGATATGAGGAATAATATCCATCTTATCTTTACCACCTCTAGTCATCGCTCTGTAAATACCATTTACTTTGCTGATGACAAGACGGTGACCATCAAATTTCTCTTCAATGTATAAATTACTATTGGACTTTAACAGTGCCACGCCATTTATATTAGACTTCTTCTTAGCTGAAAGAAAACTTCCATACTCTTTTGATTCATACGCCATTTATCAACCTCCATTTCGATTAAATGTTAACTTTTAAGCTCAATCCGTGAGCCATACCGCACAGTTCTTAGTCTGTGATATAATCTAAGAGGACATTTACATCAGCAAATATCCTCTATAAATTATATTATACCACGAGTATTCTCGTGGAGTGCTTACTCTTGAGTCTCTGGTCTAACAAATAGCTCTGGAGCCTCTTCATATGCTATAGTTGCCATGTCTTTCAACTGTTTGAGGTTAAAGATCATCCACAGTTGATGTGCTGCAATGACTACAGACACCTCGCGACGATCAATCAAGCTTAGTAGCATGATGAACCCGATTTTGTTATTACTCATCAAGTAACGAGCTAAGATAAAAGCATGAACTGCTTTCTCATCTGTTCTGATCAAGTCTTCAGCCAGTGGTGATCGACCATCGTCTACCAACTTTTCAAGCTCTTTCCAGTCAAACATTACCAGCCCTCGTTTCTAATATCAATAAGTGTCTTCTTATGTGCTTTGGTTAACTCCATAGCATGCCACTCACCCTCGAAGTCTTGAATCTTCAAAATCTCGTCTACATAGCATGAGCCAACGTCAGTGCCTTGTTGACCACCGAATACTGGTACCTCAACTACTCTAATGATACCTCTCTTGTTGTCACGACAGTGACCTTCTCTACCATGGGTCATCTTAATGGCCATACCGTCTTTCATATCATTTGCATACATCTAGTCTTCCTTTATAGTAATGGTTATAGCACCATTCTTTGCCAAGTCATAGCCTTGTTTAGCTAGGTCTTGCATTCGTTTAGCTACCAGAGCCTTCTTATTCTCTGGTATCTCAGCTGTATATACCTCTCTCTTGATAAACTCCATAAAGTGTATCAAGTTAGATATAACTATTTTATCCTGCATTATACTTACGAACCTCGTTCTTAGCTTTACGAACCATCATAGCTCTAAAGGCTTGCTCGTACTGCTCGGCGTCCATCTTCATACCTAGGACTTGCAGTGCATACTCTACATCTGCCATAGCATAACGAGCAAAGTTAGTAGCTCGCTTAGATATCTCGTCTTCAATCGTCTCAGGCTTATAATCTTCTAAACCTAGACTAGTTAGTGTAACTGCCTTCATATCTTATCCTTCAATAGTTTGATCGCCAAGAAAGTGAGGGTGTCTAATGATATCTACGCCTATCTTTTCCCAGAAACCTTCAGCATCTGGAACTACGTCCACTGCTGTTACCCGATCAACATAAACTCTTAACTGACTCACTAAGCTTGCTCCGTGAGCATTGCCTCTGTAAGCTTCATCAATAAAGATGTTATGTATCTCTAAGTCGCCATCTACCACCTTCATACAGATGATACCTAAGTCAGTGCCGTAGTACCAGATGTTGTACTCTTTCAAGTGCTTATCTTTTAGGTCCCAGCAGCTGAACTCAAGTTTATAGTCTGGAATACTCATGTGCGCCCTTAATCTCAGCATTGAGATAGCGACCAACACTGTTAGCATCCATTAGTTCAGTGTACTTATAGAATGGGACATTCTCGTACTTGTATGTAATACCTGATTTGAACTCTACATAAAGAGTCTCACTGTCTTGATCATAACCGATTGAGTCGATGTTTGAGCTCTCGACTGACTGCATTGGAATTTCCATTGTTTATCCTTACTTTTGATATGTATAATTATATCACAAGTAATGATAAAAAAGCTCGAGAGCTTTAATTATCAATAGTACCGGTTAACTAGATTTTTCATCTTTGCAACACCTGAGTCATATAGACGCCAGATGCGTTGACGAGAGATTTGTAGGATATCAGCTATCTCAGCCACCTCATAAGGGCGGTTCTCAAGCTGTATGTCTAAGGAGCATTTGCCCTTCTTGTTACGGTATTCACAGAAGATCTTTTTACAGTCTTCTGATGCCGGATAGTCCGCCGGGCATAAGTCCATAGGGTGCATGCTTAAGCCTTAGTAGGTGTAGGCTCAGCTTCTGGTTCAGGTTCAACAACTGCTTCAGCAACTGGAGCTTCACCTGGTTTAGTAGTGATGTAAGCAGTGAGTTTAGTCAGTGTTTCATCATCATTATCAACGGCATAGCGCAACATTGTTAGAGTGTCAACAGCATCGCCATTGTTGAGGTTAAGTTTATTAACCAGTTCAGATACAAGTAACTTAATAGGTGCTGGTGTAGGATCTTCACCAATTGCAACGAGTGCATCACCGACTTGAGCTAGTCCGTCCACGAGATCTTTGTAAGCTTTATTCATAAGGGTCCTTAAATAGTTATAGTTTGTTTCTTAGCTGCATTGAAAGTACCATCAATCATTGCAACACTAATAATATCATTAGCTGCTGGTGCAACTGGATATACGTAAGGGGAACCAGAGGTCGTAGCATAGCCTAGGGCAGTGCCACTCGTCTCATTGGTAATCTGAGCTTTAACACCCTGGTTCCAAGTAACAGTGATATCAACTGCTGTTGCAGCTACATCTGGTAGATAGTTGAGGAACTTTAGATACGGTAGGTCAAGGAAGCTGTCATCCAAGAATGTCAGCTTGTCCTCTGTTACTTCTTTAAAGCCTAGAGCTGCGAAGTACAACATGAAGTTCTCATCAACGATGATGCCTTCTGGTTGCTGGTTAAATAGTCCACCGTCGAAAGTGATCGGAAGATCGGAAGTCTTAAGGCCAGCATCGCTAGAGCCTTGATCATCATTCAATTTTCCTATCTTAGCAAGCGCTGCTAGATTCAGATAGTGTACGTCAGTTCCACCAGTACCATTGTCAGTACCAGCACTAAGCCAAGCCCCAGCAATAGCTATTTCACGTGTAACGACTGGGTCTATAAAGATATTGTTGAATAGATCCCCGCGTAATAAAAGTCCTGTATCAGCCATTTGTAACTCCTTAAATTATATTATATCACAAGTTGTAAGTAATTAACTTGTTGAGGTAATCACTACATCTTTATTATGCTCAATCCCAACCATCATATCACGTGATGGTAGACGACTTATGTCAGTCTCTAAATAGCTATTGATCTTATAAAGACCAGTAACACCAGTAGGATTAGTAGCAAACTCAAGTGTACACCAGTAGTATAAGCCACGTATATTGAGTGGTCCCTTGAGTGATTTCTCTTGTCTAGATAGTACTATCTCATCGAATGAGTATGTGAATGGTATGTCTAAGTTAGTGCCATAACTATCATAGGCGGCACCCGCTTCGTATATTAGGTGTTGAGGTACTACGCCTTCAAATGGTTTACCTGTATCGGTAGCATATATAAGTTCATTGACTCTTGGTGATGCCAGGGCCATTGCAGCTAATTGATTTCCCACGGCATCATAGTACTTGTTGTTGATCTTCCATAGCTTATGGCTGCCACGTAGCATATAACACTCAGTACGATCAGGTGTTTGCAGTGTCGAGTCCCAAGGTGTCTTGGTTGTTGTAGTGAGTGGAACTGCATTGCGATTAGGAATATTAGCATTCAAGAACTTAGTTGCGTAGCGAAGGTTATAAGTATCATGGTTTCTATATTTGTTATCATTAAAACATAGCATATGAGACACGACTGTTTGTGTACCACCAACTGCATACGCTTGTACCAGCTCTACCTCACCATATTTGTTCTTGTACACAAAGATGTTAGAGTTATCCTTAGGCCAACCCTTAAGTGTCTCTAGTATCTGGAATAGTATACCGTCTTGTGTTAGACCCTTGAATGGTCGCTGAGGTTGTCTGCCATCAGCATTGGTTATAAGCTCTACGTTACCGTCAAAGTATCTAGGTATACCTTCGTGCGTGCCACCAGTGTTGTACTGTAGGTATTCAGATGAAGGTATCTTTGAGTACTGTGTCATATGACCTATGTCATAGTAGTAGTGGGCATCATAGAGGTATGAGTTGCCATCGTATAAGCCGTTATTGCCATCTATGATTGCCAATGCCATTGTGAGTCCTTAGTAAAGTGTATACACTTTACTATAGGGTAATTGTGAAGAGGGTAGTCTAGTCAGTCGTGTATTCTCTGTAGGGTTGAACATTTGCCATGGTCAGTGCATGACGCCAGTGCTTGATACGTTTGACCTTGTCATTGATAGGGAACAGCTGCTTCATGATTAGTGACGCCAGTCTAAACTTGTATAAAGTTTGAGGGTCTTTCACTGTTTGTACGTTGATAGTCTCACCTTCAGCAGTGATGACATAGAATACTGAGATCACTCCAGCTGCTTGACCATAGTTAACGATGCTGTCACTACGTTTAATATCATCTGGTACATCTGCCCAGTACATAAAGATATCATAGTCAGCATCAGCCTTGAAGTTAGTTGACCAGGCTCTACTGCCTGCAAGCACACCACGTGATAGGAAGTAGTCTAGGTCTCTCATTTGTTTTTGGTTCATCATAGTCCGTCCTTTAGAATCGTTGATAGTATTGTACTACAAGCTCACACGTCTTAGCAAAGCTTGCAGCCATATTGTTAGGGTCTGTCTTAGATAGAGCATCAAGCTCGAAAGCTTCGAGTCTATTCTTGATAACCCAACAGTCGGTTAGAGTGACCTCGAGTTCATCAAGTATCATCTCTAACTCTTTGAAGTCATGTACGTCTATGACGTCGTAGACTAGTAGATCAATTGCAGTCGACACGAGTGTTCCAGGCATTGATTGCATCACTATTGGTACGGCATAGTGGTAGACGTACATTACATTGACTACACTCATAGTACCAGTAGTCTCGATCATCGCCACTACCACGTTTACCATCAATATCATCGTTACCACAGAATGGGCAAGGCTTTAGAGGGGCCATAACACTGAGTACACGGCGACCATCACGAACACTAAAGTAGAACAGTTCAGCAATCAACTCTTGACGCTCATCTGCTTGTACGATGCCATCACTCATTGCACTACACATCTCTGTTAGTTCAGTTAGTAACTCAGGTAAATTGGGTCTATGACCTAAGTCATCGTGAGTTATAATGTAACCAAGCTCACTTTCAAATATTGGTTCTCTACTTCTCTTAGGCATCTGGTGCCTCCTTACATTTGTATAAATCGTCATTGACGAATATAGTCATTGAGTCTAGGTCTATATTAATATAGCCAGACTCGCCTCGGTATATGGTACTACTGATCTGCCAAAAGATCTCATTATCCCAGATAACATTCTTAGGGATAACAACTAACTGATGGTAGTCACATACTAGCATGAGCTCTACCACTGTATCTCTTTACATAGGTACTGAGTCTCATCAACCATGATAGTAGTATCTGGCTTCGGTTGGTCCGTACACAAGAATACGTGCTTGCCAACGCTTACTGTACCCTTATCTAGGTCAACGCTAATCGGTCCACCAGGGCCAAAGAACACGCCATTGCCCATGCTATTGTAGGTACGCTCATTCCATATTACTTTACGTTCTTCTGGGAACACATACAGTGCTTGTTCCCCGTCACACATTAGTAGGTCTAACATCAATCATCCTTTCTTATGATATATATAATTATATCACAAGTATCATTATTTATACCCTGGGACTAGAACTGATGCCAGCCCCACAACTATTAGCAGCAATAAAACCACTGCGCCTGTATATGTCATAACCACTCCTTTAGTATGTTATAGACAGAGTGACCTAGAGCAATGGCAAGTACAGTCTGTACTAGCACATACACTGTGAATACCCAGTCAGGATTAAAATATATCATCACAGTCGGGTATATCTAAGTCAAGATCAATATCAGGAACATCGATGCTAGTATCTACGTCTACGGTAATGTCTGGGACGTCTATTAGCTCTACCTCAGAGGTAATGCAATCTAGCAGCATCCAATCAAATAAGCCTAACATTATATCTCTCCTTGCTCATCGAACATAGCTTCAAGCTCAGCCAATGACACACCATCCATGTTAATAGTCTCTTCAGGGTCCGGTGCTATACTCCTCTACTACTGGTACAAAGTTATCTTGCTGCCAGTCAGGAAATGTCAGTTGACCTTTGCCATCGAAATGCGTCTGCACATATGTATGTGTTACCTCAGATCTGGTGGCGTGCATACGGTCATCGAAGCGATCGAGACCTATAAAACTCATGTAATCTTCTCTCGTGATGGCAAAGTAACCACCTGTACCCGTCATCTTACCTTGCTTAACACGGTTAATGTAGTTAGCGAGTCTGTTGCCATCACGAAGGCCATTGGCACCACGCACCAGATACTTAGGCACTAGAATCTTCGTCAGCCACTGTGGCCAGTCACACCATCTATGAGTAGATCGGTCATACACAGGCTCTCCATTAAACAAGGGCGAGAGGTCTGTAGCCACGTCTATTAGTATCTCATGGTCAGGCACATTTAGCCGAGCATCCCAAGGAACAAAGCGATAGATGCGTTTACCAGCCAGCTCATAGAAGTGAGCACGGCCATTCACACCGGGCTTACCAGAGATGAAGTTGATTAGAGTAGTCACAGGACTCGTATGTACAGCTGTCTTGTTAGGTCCAAAGGTCTTTAGGTATAGTCCTTGCTCTTGACCGGGCCATTGCCAGTAGTACTTGCCAACCTGTTTTCTAACGGCTTCGTCAACCTCGAGTAGTTCGTCAAGTCTCTGATCGCGGCGAGCTTGACGCGATCGACTGTCAAGAGCAGTCGCAGACAGCACAACATCACTAGCATCCTGACGCGAGTAGTTCTCCCTTCATCATGTCTCGGATAATGGCCTTGACACCTACATTCCAGTACGCAGTGTCGTAACCTAAGAACTGAGGCGCGACATGAGCACCACCGGCTAACGTACTGTTCCAGCCCATATAGTATATATAGTAAGGGTTCTCATACTTCTCCCATGCCATTAGGTTTGCGTCTTGAGGTACAAAGCTGAAGCCTAGTAGATCTGCCATATGTCCCTTATGTTCAGGTATGGTCATATGCTTCGGTCGGTCCACTGCTTTAAGACGTCTAATCCTTTGTGCCAATTCAGCTTCAGGGTATGTGATGTCATCTGTAGATGGTTCCTCCATGTGCCACATAGGCACGGAAGTGTTATATCCCTCTGGTATCTGCTTTAACTGCATTCTTTCTCCATTTATATATCTTTATTTATATATATTATATCACAAGTTAGAACAATTATACCTTATAGATCATTTACCTTTATGCTGATTTGCCTGATGCCATTGCCATTGCCTAATGTTAAATGCCATTGCCTAATGTTAAATGCCTGATGCCTAAATGTTAAATGTTAAATGCCTAGATGTTAAAGGTTAAATGCCATTGCCATTGAGCTCGCACGCAGTGGAATTAGCTGAACTGTGACTCATAATATATTTTTGTAATATAGTATCGAATTGTATGTTAACACGCCTTGTAGCGTACGACTGTAAAAAAAACGCAGCGCATAAAAATAACAAAGAGCAAAACATGCAGCCGGTGTCAATATGCATGAAGATTATATATTATATTTATTTTTAATAACTTTATTATATATATATATATGTGTAAAAAAAGTCCACTGTTAAGCGCTGTGAGTGATCGCACTGTAATGGCAATGGTAATCACAGCTGTTGGACGTCTATGAAAATAGAGTCTATTTGTACCTTTTACATAATATTTAGACGTGAAAAACCAAATTAAAATTTTGCAAATGTCCCTTACCCCTTGACGTTTTTCACGACTCGCTGTTACAGGCATCAAAAATCGGTCACGATTGGATGAAATACGATAAATGATTGAGTCAAATGGGTTGCATTATTTTACAAAAATAGTTCCCAAATGTTGTGGCTCGCGGAATAAATATGATATATGAAATGGTGGGGAGGGTGAACCTATGAATTAAACAATTCGTAGGTTAGAAGAATGATAGCTGGGATCACGTACCTCACAGCTACGTATACAGAGTAGAGGAACACGGCAAGGCCTAATAGCCATGCCAATGCCATTACGCTTCAGCTTCAGGTGCTTCAGCTTCAGCTTCAGGTTCAGGTACCTTCTTTGGACGTTGAGTGGCGATACGAATTCTTGGAGGTAGTTCCCACTCTTCACGTTTCTTGCTTACATATGAAGCAATGCTCTTTGAGCTCGTCTTGGCAGTAGGCATCATTACTTTAATGGCATCAGCAATGGTCTCATAGTTCGCAGCGATCAGCTCCTCATCTTGAAGGATTGCTTTAGCAAGTTCTTGGACAGTTCCACTACGGTGGCTTGTTGCTTGGATTAAACGTTCGACAAGTTCGTCTTTGTTCAACTTCATAAGTTCAGCTTTTGCTTGCTCAGGGTTGTCCAGCTCTACAGCTTGGTACTTGGTTACGATGTCTTCGACAGTTGGGATTGAAAAGTTCATTTAGAACTCCTTGATTTGATTTGAGCTCTCACTCTTGATATATATTATATCGCAAGTGGACTGAAGATTGCTTTGACTCTTTCAAATCTCGCTGGTTCTCAGTCACTCATACATATATTATATCACAAGTGAGATTAAAGTTACTCTGAGAATCGATATGTCTCAGTGCTTCCTTGCTCTTGATACATATTATATCACAAGCGGGATGGGTCTTTCTTGCTATTCGGATGGTATAGCTAAAATGATGTTAGACCCCCGCTTATGTGCCGGACGTGAGGTGTAGTTATAGAATATAATCGCACGAGTATTCTACTTACTAAGTTATATCACTAGCTATATAAGCCATGATATGGGCCTCGATTTTAGTGTATTTTGTGTATAATTGCCTTGTTTTTGCGTTGATAGTACGCTATTGGCTCAAAATAAGCACTATATAGCACCTCGGAAGGTGCTATAACTGCTCACTATACTACATTAACTAGTAGATCACTGCCTGGAAGGTACAGATCGTGAGCATAATTGCTCAATGTCTGCTCAAAATCGCTGATTCTCTCAGGTGTCATCAACATATCCTCATCAATATCGTTGATTAGGTAAGATCCAGCTGGTAATTCAGCACAAGCATCCTCATACATACTATTATCAGCGAAACGGACTGCTAATAGAGGAATAACATCAGATACCTGATATGGCGCGTGTTCTAGGTCACAACCCATGTTATCAGCTGTAGTGTGGTCTGCAATGGCTCTATTGAAGCTAGATAGGTGGTTAGCAGAAGCGGCGGTTAATAGTTCTTTGGTGATTATGAAAGTCATTTAAGACTCCTTTATATTTATTACAGGCAACATCCAGTGTGGTTAATAAGCTTAAACTAGCTCAGCATCAGTGATTACAGTCGGTGACTCTTGAAAGTAGTCAGCATCTTCACTCTCATATGCTGTACCATCTTTCTCTTGACGCTCAAACTCAACTATGGCAGCCTCACGACTGTCAGCCTCGACTACAAACCCTTTACGGATTGTCTCTTCCGTGTATACTACATATTTCATACTGACTCTCCTAATATATCGTGTAAATCTCTGAGTGATCTTCGTGTTGGACCGTCTGTCATCCATAGAACATCATCATCCTTGTCTAGTATAGACAGTTTAAGTGTCTCTTGAGCATAACCATTTATCCAGTAGTCGTACTTGATAGTTAAGTCTTCTATAGACACACAGCCTTGCTCACCTTCACAGGCCTCAAGGAATATCATTGTTCTCATTATCTGTTTTTCGTGAAATTTCATCTCTAGCTCCTATAGCTTACTGAATTCATCAGGTTCTGACTAGCTACTATGAAACGTAACTGATCGGCATCACAATCTAGGAACTTACCTAGTTTGTTCATAAAGTCAAAGTAGAACACTGCACCATCAGAGTATACATATGAGTGCTCTCTAGGTAGAAGAGTTATACCAGAGGGAAACCATCTATGTTCACCTATGTCACTGTCTAGGTTCTTCCATAAGAATATGTCACCAAAGCCTCTTACTCTGATCTTACGCTCTTGGCCTTTATACTCATCAGTCTCACATACAAGGTCTTTGAACATGAATGCATCTGGTGCTTCACGATAGACAGTTAGTGTATGATTAGCTGTGTGTCTTGGTATATACCATTCATGATCAGGTAGGAAGTCAATTAGATTACTCATAGCCGTGTCTCTATCCATAACCTCAGCAAAGACAAATCGTACTTCATCTGTTGTTGACACTATACTGATTGCCTTATCAGCCACATCTGATACCATCTCAGCCTCAAACCACCAACTCGCTCTTTTAATCTCATTCATCATATCTTCTTTCATAGGTTCTTTCAGGAAACATCCAGTGTCGATACTTATGTGTATCGGTGTTTAAGCTCTATAAGCAAGGCTTCTAAGCTAATATCTAGTCTAGTCCAATAGTGACACTCTATTACAACAAGGCCATATATAAAGGCTCCAGTCAATAAGTCTCTTTCTACGTGTATGTTAAGGTCTTCTCTACCATGAGACATAAACGTGATTAACACTGTCTCAGATAGGTCATTATTGATAGCAGCTACATCATAGCTATTAGCCTTTAGCACAGACTCTATATAGTCCATGCAGTCATTATGTTCTTGTATAGTGATACATACCACTGATACCTCTGTGTTGTTTGTTCTAGCAAAGACTGTACTCATCTTACACCTCCCACTTTTCGTATATATCTAGATACTTAATAGCCATGTATGTAGCCAGTGTATCACTCATGTCTGCCTCACTACGCTCTACCTTATAGTAGTCCATAGCATAGCACCAGCCAGCAGTACTCATAGCACTCTCTAGCTCTATCCTATCTAGGCTATCCTTATTATCATGCATAGCATTGCCTATATCAGTATAGCTCAGTGCATGCAGTGTCTCATGGTTATCAATCAGGTTAGTGATTGTTTGCATTAGATCAGCTAGTGTACTACACTCATGACCCTCTATGTACCATCCTTCACGAGGATTAAGGTTAATCCTATATTCAGTGTTATCTAGCTTAAAGCAACCATTCTTCATACACCAGTAAACCAATTCATCTGGATCACTGTACACTTCACCATTACCATACTCACCACCACCTGCCTCTATGGACATCATGTATTCTTTACTCATTATCTTCTCCTTCAATTAGTTCATTGTAGATACCCATGTCATCCGCTTTCTCTAGTGGTGACAAATCATCATTGCTTATAACCATACATGCAGACTTAAGCTCATCATACTCTAGTCCTTGTATAGCCACTATACCATACTTGTGGCTATACAGATCGAAGTTACTAAAGTATGTAGCAGCTGTACTCTCACCAAACTTACTGTTGATGCCATACTTAGCTATACCATGCACTACCATCTTAACCCATAGCTTGAGGTATATACCCCTCATAGCAGGGTCAGCCATAAGTGGTAAGAACAAGTTCTCACCAATCTTAAGCTGTGCCTTAGTGAACTTAATCATACCATTAGCCTTGTACTTATTCAGTACAACTAAGTCCTCAGCAGGTATACCACCTGAAGCAAACTCATAGCATGCCTTATCTACTACAGCCATAGCTGTGATTATTCTTTCTCTCATTACAGTTCCTTTATGATTTTAATTAACTCATCAAGCTTGTATGCTCGTAAGTCCTTATCCTTGAGTGCCCAGTCTATCTCCCATCTCTTTCTATGCCCTATAGGTACCTCCTTTGCTAGCTTAGCGTAGGTTAATCTAAGCTCTTGTTTAGCACTCATACGCTGCTTACCAGATGGATCTTTAAACTCCTCCTTTAGTCTTCTTAGATTGTCTAGCATCCACCAGCCATAACTATCTTGTCTTCTACAGTAAGCTATCCAAGCATGTGATGCCTTATCCTTCTTAAGGATATCTCTAGAGTACTGTCTAAGATAGCCGCTTATAGAGTCTTGATTACTCTTACACTGCTGGTACAGCTCAACTACCTGCTTAGGGAATGTCTCATTATCCACATTAAACAGATCTTTACGTATATAGTCCATACGATTAGGGTCTATATAACCATGTATAGCAGCATAGCCTAGCATCTTAAGTATATCAAGATCACCTATATGTGCATACAGTAGCTCTCTATAGGCATCTACCTCATCATCATTACTTAATAAGATACATGGTACATTAGCATATGATGTATCGAATAGAGCTAATAGCTCATTAGGTACCTCATCTATAGATACAACTGGTAACTTAAGGCAGTGCATTGATCTACTCCACAATAGATCTTGACCTTTAGTACTGTTAACTTCGCCATCAGCGAAAAGAATTATAGCATGTGTTTCATTAGTATAAAGATTATTAAACTTCATAGTAACTCCTGTGTGTTTGATTTGGTCTAGTGACCGTAGAGTGCATCGTACCATGCACTCTTACTCACTAGATCTTAGACTTGAAGTATGCCATAGCTTCTTCTATAGCCTCAGTCTTAGTCTTACAACCATAGTTACCTGATACCTCATACCTGTAGTATCTACCTGTATGTGTACTACCATCGTGTAGGTTAACCATCCATACCACTATGCTACTGTCACCTTCCCAGTCACACACTACCCTATCACCAGCTATAGCCAGTGGGTACAATCTCTCAGCCTGTAGCTTCTCAGCTATATCAATTACTCTGTACATAATCCAATCTCCTCTTTCAGTTGTTGTTTATAATGATCTAATCTAGTGATAGCATCCATTAGACACTCTTTAGCAAACATCGTACTACGCTGTTGCATCTTAGCAATAGCCACTGCCTTAACCCAGAAGCTGATGTTTTGTTTCTCATATCGTACATTATTCGCGTGCCATTTAATACCTAACATTACAACCATCCTTTGTCTTCGCACCAGAGTGCTGCTCTATCTACTAACTGCTCTACCTTATCCATCTTCAACCAGATATACTTGAACATACCATAACCTTTCGTACTGCTACCGCTTAAGGCGGGTACCATGCCTTTATTTACATGTGCGTATGACACACATATATAGCCCCGCTGCGCATCCAGGAAATTTTTTTACCAGCTACCATCAGTGAACTAACTCTTCTATGCATCCAGGAAATTTTTTACCAGCTACCATCAGTGAGCTAAAAACCACCAAAAATTTTTTCTACATATCAGTGCCTACCAATAATACATTATACCATAAGAAAGATTAAATCTTTATTAAGGAATCATCATGGGCATAGAAAGAGAGCTCGGCATTAACCATGGCAATGGCTCAGGATACCCATCAGATGGCAGCGCACCTGCATCCCTACCAGCTACAGCCACCAGTTGGGAGAGTAAACCTTACAATGGCTATCGTACCGAGGTAGGAGTCTGGCACTCATTTGGCCAAGCCAGTTGTCTTGGAACATGTGCTGAATACCAGAAGTGGTTTGACAACATACCAGATGACTTGTTACCATATGACCCTGACATGTATTACCATGCGAAGCAGGCAGACGACTGTACATATCTAGTAGTATCACCAGGACTGCCGAAGAGAACTGTGGGACCATTTACGCAGAAGGGTGCAGACTATGAGGTAACTAGAGATATGTTCACTACACCTTTTGTTCATCCTAATAGATACTTTGAAGGTGCACCTCCATACTTTAGAGCTTCGTTCCTCCATCAAGAACTGTTCTCGGTAGGCATCGGACAATATTATGCTTGGATGTATACTGCTAAGCCACAGACTATGAAGATAGATGGATACCGCCTTGCTACGGTTGCTCTTAACTCTCCTAGCTTTAGTGACAATAACCATTACAACTCCGTATTTGGCGAGGCAGAGATTGGTCCGGACAACTGGTTTAGCTTCAAGACGTTCTTGTATGCTAATGCTTTCAGAGTATATCACCTTGCTACTATGAGTTCGCCTGGAGATGACAAGTCAGTACACGGTAAGTTCAAAGGAGTCTTTGACCGTAACTACATGAATGCATCACGTATTGAATGTGACGAAGCCTATGACAATCAGTTCTTTGATATGAATATATTAGACGGAACAGTGCCTCGCTACTTTATTAAGGGTAAGGTACTACAGGGAAACACTATTGCCATGAACTGGGGTAACCTTACTCTCGCTAATGCTACCGATTCATGTCTCCGTTTCAACCAGACAGACTACGTATGTGGAGCTGATCTCAAGAATACTAAGATATTGTGTGAGGAAAAAGACGATATACTCGGTACAATAGGAGCTGGTTTCCTTGATAGTTGTATGCTACTTGCTGGTAACTACGCAGTTGGAGAGATGATTGCTACTAGAACTAACTTTACAGGGTGTGATCTTACAGCTAGCAAGCTTACTATTAACAACGTACAGGCTAAGAATATCGTTATGACCGCAGGTGAGGTGCTCATTTCCAATGCTATCGTCCTTAAAGATTGTTCTATTAACGGTACAGGCAAGATTGCTATCCGTAGTTCTAGTGTAAGCAACTGTTCTATAGCTCTTGGACCAAACACTGTCATTGAATACTGTGATTTTAAGGGCCAAGTGATCACTCAGAGTGAAGCCGTTATGGTTAGTTGTGCTATTGAAACTGGCAGTGTCACTGTCGAACAAGGTGCTCAACTGGATAGCTGTTGGATGACTACTACTGGCTCTACAGTTGTTAAGGCTGGTGTCAAGTTAGTAGGCGTAGATCTAGCACTCAAATCAGAGTGGAACATAAACGATGGTAACCCAAACGCTGAGATTGCTTATACACCTATAGACCAGGACGGAGCTGTTTCTAAGTACGGAATACCCACTAAGCAATTGGACTTTAGCGGGTGTATACTATTGGAGGACCAGTATCTGAGCCTAACATCATCAGCGCGGGCATACTTTGTTTTATATACTCCAGAGGTCTACGACTATAGTAGACTGAAACAGTACTCAGATTTCCCGGAAGAGCATCTTACTAATGAAGCGCAAAGACTGTACAAAGCTATTCAAGAAAAACTACCTGTAGAGGTAGTGGAAGAACTAGCTGATCTAGGCGTAGTAGTAGGGTGTGCAGAGTGTAAGTGGTATTGGCCTTTGCCTTTACCGTACGCACACTTTAGTGTAATAGACCCAAGGGCGGACCCATGATTATAGACGGCAATGTATACAGAGCCTTGATGCGAATTGAGAAAAATCCAGACGCTATTGACCTTCTGGTTGATGCTGAATATCGCGAAGACATTAAGAAATTATTCGATGTTAAGGATTCACAATTCGAGCTCAAAGACGAGTTTACTAAGGCATATAAGCTTGTGCAATCGTATTTAGATTCACTAACAGCAATTGAAACCCCTGAAGACCTTAACGTAGTAAAAGAGGCTCAGAAGTTCCTTACTTTTATTATGCGTAATGAAGAGAAGTTAGCTGGTATTGAGGCAGTTAAAGCCTTTAAAGAAGCGGTTCTTGCAGCTCTCGATGAAGCAGATCCTATATTACGAGACAAAGTAATAAGTGCCTTGGAGCAAGGTAATGCATAATCCCTACATAACTAACTTTAGAGCTGAGCTTATGGGTCGCTACGGACTGCTAAGCCACGGTCAAACCAATGCTGATTGGATTGAAGCTAACACTAAACTACTAGGACGTAACTTCTCACTTGCCGGTCATGAGTTCCAAAGAGAAATTCTTAATGACAATGCTCAACAGATGGTAGTTAAGAAGTGTTCGCAGGTAGGACTAACAGAAATTATTATTCGTTGGGGCTTGGCTTTCTTAGTACGTAACCAAGGTCTGACTGTTATCATGACACAACCTACTAGAACCATGGCGCTTAACTTCTCTACTACACGTGTAGATGAGATCGTTAAAGAGGCGCCTCTTATGCACAACTTATTGAATTATAAGGTAGACTCAAAAGAGCTCAAACAACTAGGAAAGTCTTACTTATATATAAAGGGAACTAAAGGAAGCTCATCAGCTATTTCAGTTCCAGCAGATGCAATCATCACAGATGAGTACGATTTCTCCGATATGGCAGTTGTTGGTAAATACAACTCACGTCTATCACACTCTAAACATAAGATCATTAAGAGATTCTCTACGCCTACTATACCTGACTTTGGTGTGTCTAAAGAGTTTGAACTTAGTACTAAGAAACAGTACCTTCAAAAGTGTCCACACTGTAATCATTGGAACAACCACGACTTCTTCAGAGACGTAAAGATCCTACACGATGACTATTATGATGTACCACTTGAGAACATTACATTGGATGACTTGGTTATGATCGGACCTGATCAAGTAGTGATGCAGTGTGAGAAGTGTAGAAGACCTATGAACTATAATGAGTACACTGCTATGGAGTGGGTTGCTGAACACCCAGGTCGTTTCATATCAGGCTATCAGGTTAGACCTTGGCACACAGAGACACAACGACCGTTTGACTTACTTAGATCACGTGAAGACTACGAACTGTATTCTGACTGGGTTAACTTTGGTTTGGGTGAAGACTACATTGATGCTAATCAGATCTTTGATACAGATAAGCTTAAACCTGGTAAGTATGATCCATCTGAGAGTTACGGTTTATTCATTGGAATTGACTTCGGTAAAGACTGTTGGTTAGTCCTAGGTTTCCCTACACCTAAAGGCTTAGTCATATGTTCTACAGAGAAGGTCTCTGAGCATAAGATTAAGGCTAGAGTCAAAGAGCTTATCTATAAGTACTTCATTGTAGGCATGGTACTAGACGCACTGCCGCAGACCAAACTCTCGGCAGATATTAGAGATATGTTACCAGGCAAGGCCTTTACTTGTTACTACTCTGATAACCAGAAAGACTACTTTGCACTTAAGTCAAATGAGCAAGACGTCACAGTCAATAGGACTATGCTATATGATAAGGTTCTAGCTACAGATGAAATTGCAGTCTCCGTCAGTAATGAGTATGATACTTTTGAGAAGCACATGCACGGTATGATTAAGCAGAGGCTCAAGGATGATGAGGTAGAGGCAGTAAGATATGTTAAGGTTAAACCAGATCACTTCTTACATGCTCTAGGCTACATGAAGTTAGCGATAGATATCTTTGGTGCCAGCACACAACACGTAGCTAAACCTATGATATCAACCGCTGTAATAAAGTGATTGCCCGATAGTCTGCACATACTATAACCTACAAAATATTGGAGGCTAGTATGCAGATAAATAAAAAGATTGTAAATTTGTATCTATACATTATCTTGTTAATGTTCAGTGCTAGCATGTTTGTTGCTTGTGGAGATTTAGTTGTAGAGGTTCAGCAGACACAACGTGTCCACTCTTCAGCTGCAAGAAATCCTATTGCTATAGATAGCGAGAGTCAGGGTTCAACTAGAACACAAGATAAAAGCCCGACTGGTGTAGCCATTGATGCTAAAGCGACAGTTAATGAGACTCAGACAGTCGGTGGTGGAAGCTTGTTTGGTAGTGATGTAACTGGACCAGAAAACTAATCTAAAGGACAGGACTTGAAATTTTTAAAATTACCGACTCTTAAGAACTTGTTTAAGGGTGCTAAAGCATCTAACAAGCCTAAGACTCAGACTGAGGTTAAAGAGGGCGACAAGTATTCACCAGCCACTTTCTCAGCCTACTTTGATCCTACCACTATTAGATCGTCTGGAGACACTCAGACAGTTTTAAAGAACCTACAGAAGTACGACGCCGATAGTTCAAATGCTATCTGGTCAGTGCTTAGATTTGCAGACACTGAAATTGACATATACTTCGTTAATGAAAAAGGTGAGTACGATGCTGATAAGACCAAACAGTTTATCGCAGTACTAGATGCTACTTGGTTATCAACAGTAGGAGCTCCCGATCCTAGAGAGTTATCAGTTCAAATCATGATGCAACTGTTCATGTTTGGTGGACTTGGTTTAGAAGTTATCTTGGATGAGTTCAAGCTACCTACTAGATATATCCCTGTTGCAGCTAAAGAGATTAAATGGCGTAAGAAGAATGGTGTATTCATACCCTTTCAAGAAGCGGCGGGCACAGAGATCAATCTTGACATACCAACCTTCTTCTACGGTAACCTTGACTTGCATCCAGATCAAGCACAATCAGAGTCACCTCTATTGGCAGCTATTCAAGCTGTTACTTTTAAGCAGACGGTTATTACGGATATTCAAAGAGTCATTAGACGCGCGGGCTATCCTAGACACAAAGTAACTATACTGGAAGATGTTCTAATTAAGAATGCTCCAGCTGATATACGCATGGATCCTGAGAAGCTTGAGAAGTGGGTCGTTAAACAGAAGAACGATATCTCTACAGGTCTTGCTCAATTGAATCCAGAAGATGCTATCGTTATCTTTGACTCTATCGAGGTAGACTACTTATCCACTCAAGGTAGTATGACTGTAGACTTCAGACCTATTGTTGATGTTCTTGATAGTCAACTAACTTCTAGTCTTAAGGTCTTACCTTCTATTCTAGGTAAAGCAAGCTCAGGCTCACAGAACATCGCCTCAGTTGAGACTATGGTGTTTATCAATACTCCAACCTTCTTACAACAACGTGCAGACAAGCTTATGTCACAAGCCTATACATTGAGTGCACGTCTTATGGGACTTAAAGGTTCGATCAAAGTTAGACACAGATCAATCAATCTTAGACCAGACTTAGAGTTAGAACCACAAAGACTTGCTAAACAGAATAGAATTCTACAACTGCAAAGCTTTGGGCACATCACTGACTCTGAGGCAGCTCAAGAACTTGGTATTGATCATCTTCCAGAGAACGATTTATCAGGGACACTGTTTCTAGATGGTGGACCTGAAGTAGACACAGAAAATATTTCACCTAATGAAGACCCACTAGGGCGGTCTGTAACAGGCGGTGACGGAGCAGGAGACACTCGTGGCAATGAGTCGTCATCTTAACATAAAGGATCTATAATGCCAAAGACACCAACTGAAGGCGCTTATAAGGTAAAGACAGTCTTTATCGATATGAAGCCTACATCATATAACACACGTTTTCGTGAGAACGCCTTAGCTCAAGTAGCGCAGCACATTAATGAGAAAGGCTTACCCCTACTACTAGCTCATAACTCTGGTGGTTTACCAGTTGGTCAGTGGTATGAAGCAGAGGTAAAGAGCGAGCAAGTTCAAGCTAAGTTCTTTGTACCTCAAGGGATTATCGAATATGATGACATTAAAACACGCATCGATACTGGTATTCTTGATAGTGTATCTATTGGCTTTAGTGCTAGTAAACACGACTGTTCTATTTGTGGTCACGATATTGGAGACTATGAAAACTGTAGCCACTATCCTGGCAGATCATATGAGACTAAAGATAATCAGGGTCAAACTATTGGTGAAGAGACTTGTTATGTGATGTTAGATGATATCAAAGCTTCTGAAGGTAGCTTAGTTTATTCTGGAGCTGTACAAGAAGCGAAGGTAATTGAAGCATCTAGTAAGGAAGATTTCTTTACCAAGAACGCTCTCAATTTTGCTGAAGGTAGTTTAGAGGTTGTCCATGCTAGTTCTTTCGAGCAAAACAAGTTTGAAGTAAAAAATAACGAAGGACCTACAATGACTGAAGAGGAATTGAAAGCTCTACAAGACAGCTATGCTGAATCACGTGAGGCGATCGTTGGACTTAAAGAAGACAACCTAAGCTTTCGTGAGAAGAACATAGACCTACTTGATAAAGCAAATCAATATGATACAGCAGTGACAGCTCGTGATGAGGCTATCGCAGCTTCAGAAGAAGCAGCTACTAAGTATACTGAAGCAGTTAGTTCTCTAGGTGAAAAGGTCACTGCGTTAGCAGTTCCTTTTGCTGAGAACTATACAGCTCCAACAGACTTAGTTGCACTGTTTGCTGATCTTGATACATACTTGGCAAAAGCGAAAGCTCTTCCAACAGGCCGTCAGACTACTGACAATGACGAACCAGAAGCTTACAGCATGCCAGCTGCAGCTTACGAAGTATAAGGAGACACTATGGCATACCCAGACTTACTCTACAAAGGTCAGTATACTCTAAAACGTGTACTTACCATGCCTATGGACCCGGCTCTTACTAAATCTGACATTGGAAACTTTGTTATGATTAATGCCACAGGTGTAGTCGTTGCAGCAACTGTTGACGCAGCTCAATTTATGGTACTTCGTACTGTTAATGCTAATGACAACATTTGTACTGTTGACTTCTCTGGTGTTCACTCGTTTAAAGCAACTGCAGCTATCGCAGCTGGTGTTGCAGTAACAGTCGGCGCAACAACTGACTATGTTAAAGCAGGTGCAGGTACAGAAGTTACTAAGTGTATTACATTGACACAAGCAACAGCAGCAGATGAAGACGTAGCCGTCTTCTTCTTAATCTAAGGAGGCCTAAATGCCTAAGAAAATTAAATCAGTAGCAACGGCAGCAGAGGTTCAACTCTCGCCAGCTATGTATAATGACGCTGCAACGCGTCGTATGTCATTGTCTCAGTACCTTGAGCGCGTTAACCCGTCTGCGTCTGACGATAAGCTAGATGCATTTGAGCGTCAACTGCAGCGTTTTGGTATTGTTACTAAGTCTATCCCAGAAAAAGGTATCTACGCATCAACTGTTGAAGACTTCCTTAAAGCATCTGCGGATTACAACTACGCTGATAACCAGCCACTTCAAACTGATGTGCCTGAATCTCGTATCTTGTTCCCTGAGTTCGTTTCTCGTGTTGCACGTATGGCACTACTAAAAGATCAAGACTATGATGTCAACAACCTTTTAGCAACTACACGTACAATCCAAGGTACAACTTACAAAGAGTTATGGATTGACACTAAAGCAGGCCAGTCAGATCAAGTAGATCGTGATCAGTATGCTATGGGTCGTGTTGGTGAATTCGGTACATTCCCTCGTGTTCAAATTGCATGGGAAGAAAGTGCTAAATCAGTTTACAAACGTGGTGTCCAAATTGACATGTCTTATGAGTTCCAGCGCGAAGCTACAATTGATATCCTTTCAATCGTTATCTCTCGTATCATGCTTACTCAGTCTATGGACTTATTCAAGAAAGCAATGGCTATCGGTTTCAACGGTACAACAGTTACTGAGTCTAGCTCACTAGACGCAGCAGCAACTGGTGGTAAGATTACTTACACTGCATGGTTGAAGTGGACTGCAAGTTTCCGTCCATACCACTGTTCAGTTTACTACTGTTCACTTGATACAGCACTTAAGATCATCATGATGGAGAAGCCAGACGTTGACCCAGTAGCAATGATGGCAGCTCTTAAGCAAGGTCCAGTTGGTCAGAACATCCAGGTTTCACGTGGAATGTGGGAAAATGTTACTATCTTCCCAATGACAGATGGTACTATTCCTGAAGATCACGTGTTCACACTTGACAAGCAATATGCTCTTGAGCGTGTTATCCAAGCTGGTACTGACATTCAAGAGTCTGAGCGTATTATCACTCAGCAGTTTGATTCAGTAGTAATCTCTATCTCTGATGAGATCAGCCGTATCTTCAATGACGCTACATTCGTCTTGAAGCTCTCAGCGTAAAGCTGGAGGTGGACTATGCTAGTTAAACTTAAAGAACCTAAAAAGGTATTTTGGGAGCAACATCAAAAAGTATGTTTGAGTGGAAAGGACGTCTTTGACGTTCGTTCTTCTCTCCACATTCGTCAGTTAGTTAATGATGGTCACTTGGTAGAGGTTGAAAAAGCTTCTGATAAAGAACTATCACCACAAGCTAAAGCTAAGAAGACTGCTAGAGTAGAAGCTGAAAAAGCTGAGCAAGTAGCAGCTGACAAAGCTGAGTTCGATGCAGCAGACGCTAAAGTAATGGCAGAAGCAAAAGCAAAAGCGGAAGCAGATGCTAAAAAAGAACCAAAGAAAGACGAACCTAAAAAGTAACTCTTTATGCAGAAGCCGCTGGGCTTTTGTGTTAAGGAGCTTCTATGACAATTACACATTCATTTATTCGAGCGATATCGGGATTGTCAGAGGCTGAATTACCAGACTCAGTTATTGATGACCTAGACTTAATCAGCTATACTGAAGAGTGGCTAGCAGGCTATGACGTAAGCACTGTACCAGCTACAGTACAAAAGTACGCTATGGGTTATAAAGCTATAGTAATGCTTGAGTCGTATATACTCTTAGCTGTACCAGAGAAGATCAAAGATAACTTTAATGAGCTCACACGTTTTGATACGCTTCGTGAACTAATACAGTTAGCTAAAGACAAAGTAGCTGAGATAGAGAACCCAACTGATATCAATGTGTCAGTAAGTCGTTTCAGTATTGTGACTCCAGATGTAGACCCTGTGACACAGGACGCAAGATAATGGAAATTTCAGCAGTCCGCAGTAGATTTCAGAAGAAAGTAGATTTTTTCATACCAGCTAAATATACTGGTAACGTATTTCACAAGTCTTATAGCTTACAACAGGATCCACTAACAAGCGATAAATTCTTGCTATATATTACGTCTAGTAGCAATCCTACTATAGATGGACTCATGATGTTTATTCATAACCAACCATGGTTAGTATACAAGCATTTCCTTGAGCGATCTAACAAGAACATGTTCGAGTATCAACTAATGCCTGCTAATGAGCGTGTAGGTATTAAAGCCCTAATAACCAGAGAGAATGCGCTAGGAGATGTCACAGATGGACTTAGCACAGATGGCAATACCACTTTGGTGGACGGCAATGTTGATCTTATTTTTGATAACGATTTCCACTGTTACTTGGATTCCTTTGACCGTAAAGAACGTGTACAACCGACTGCTCAGGCAGTTGATGCTTTTGAGCAAACATTTATTCTAGCACAAGCACAACTACAAGATTACCAAGCCCCCTTTACGATCTATTACAAGGGAAATGCTTACAAGGTTATGTCTAGTACCAACGACTATGGCGTGATTAAAATTCGAGCGACTCAGGATCTATAATGGCAAGTAAGGCATCAGTAATTGATGTTACAGCTAGTATTCAATACCACTGTAATGTCTTTGCTAAGGATAACAATCTTAAGTTTGTTAACACGTCATCTATAGAGAGTGTCACTACGCTCATGCAACAAAATAAGGACCAGCTAATACTGGTTCAAGAGAAACTAGATACTAAGACTTTTACCACTATAAACTACAGACTCTTCATTTCTTTCGCTGAAACATCAGATGCTAACTCACTTAAGACTAATGAGCTCTTATCAGATTTCATGCTATATACTCCGCGCTTCACTGCTATATGTATCTATGAGTATGCTGGATTAAAGAAACCTATATCAGAGTTCAATGAGACTGGTATTAAGTTTGTTGTCAGTTCAGTAGAACAAGCTCTAACATCTAGAGCTCAGATGCGTAATAACCTAACATCTATTACCTTTAGCGTTATGGGTGTTGTCAATATTAAAGTAGGAGCCGATGAGCCAGAGACTAGTAAAGCTAGACTACAAGGCTATAGCTACTTAACAAGTTCAGCTGGTATAGAACTTACTTCTAGCGGAGCACTTAGTGCAGCGGCTGAGTTGTATGCTAATCTTGTAGAAGGGGGAACGGCCTCTGCAGTTTTTTTCGGCCAAGCCGATTTACAAGTCGTTGGGACTAGATATCGCAGCTTAGAGTCGCACCTACAAGCTGAGGCTTTATTACGTTGTGCAGTCGTGGAACAAGATACTATCTTTGGCGTAGCCTTCTTATACGGGGAGTCGCAACTAGATATTATGGTCACACTGTACAAGTCACTATTTGGTAGTGCTGGTTTACTTGGTTCAGCAGATCTTATAGCAACAGGTCGTACACAACCAGGTGTCTTTGGCATAGCTCACTTATTTGGTTCAGCCGATATTACTTGTGATCTTACCAGTACTATACTTGGTTCAGCTAACTTACAAGGTTCAGCTAACTTACAAGGTTCAGGACTCATTGTTTCAGTACTGTTTGGTAGGGCTAGACTTACAACCATCTCAATACTAAACTGTGTTCCTGGTCGAAATCTGTTTAGTGATTCTGATCTTAGTGGTTCAGCAACTCTTTCTGGTGACTCTACGCTACATAAATACTTAAGTAGCCACATTAGTGGTTCAGCTGATATGACCGTTACGTTTGGTACTGACACGCACTATTCATCACATTTAAGTGGGCTTGCTGATCTATTTGTCACTGGTAATGTAGTCGCGGCTCTTTCAGCTGAGGCTCATCTAAGCGTTAATGCACTTAGTGATATTTCATCTTCAGTACTTAGACTAGCGTCATCTGATCTACAAGGTATAGCAGTTCTAAGCATTGTAGTTGAGGGAGTTAAAACAGGTAGAGCACAACTGTTTGGTGAAGCAAATACCACGATACTTAGTACTTTAGATAGATACTCTGAAAGTCAATTGTTAGGCGAGGCATTGATGACTACCTTTGGGTCTATCGAGACTGAGCATTTAGCCGAGGCCCATCTAGTCGCTACAGCTAATCTACTCATAGCTGGTGGTACTTATGTACCAGGAGCAGCTAACCTAGCTGGTTTAGCAACCGTTGAGATACTTAGTAGTATAGACATAACAGCTTTAGCTAGTTTAAGAGCCTTCAGTTATATGTACACAACTGCTGGACTTACGAAGATTGCTGAGGCTCAGTTACTAGGTGAGGTTAATCTTACTATTCTAGGTAGACTAAATGTATGGTTACAAAGTAACTTAATTGGCGTTGCCAATGTTGATTCAGTAGCTACACTATCTTATGGTGCTTCAACTAATTTATTCAGTGAGGCGATCATTGAGTCAACAGCCGGTCTTGAGCTACAGACTAGCATTGACTTACAAGGGGCGGCTGATATCTATTCAAAATCAGGGTTAACACTGCCAGCTAACAGTGTACTATCAGGTCAAGCTAGTCTTGCTATAGAGTACTTTGTTAATAACACTGCTGGTCAAGCGTTACTAAGTGGCGAGGCCAAAGTTAGAACTAGCGCGTCTTTAAATCTAGATATCTCAGTTCACTTACAAGCAAACGCTGGAACCTTAGTTACTGGTATTAAAGATATAGGAGCTAGATCTGTATTATTAGAGACAGCCTCAATGACAGCTATAGGTATAAGAACAAGATTACTAAGTGCTAGTCTACAAGGCAACGCAAGTGTCTTAACTACAGGCGGATTGAGTAAGTATCTAGCAAGTAGTCTAAGCGCTGAAGCAACGTTACAAAGTGCTGGGGATTTAGACAAGTTTAGCTCAAGTAATATACTTGGTGAAGCTGATGTACAGAGTCTAGCTCTAGTAGCTCAGTTTAATTCAGCCTTCAGCTCAGCATTTAATTAAAGGACATACAATGGCAATCAAGACGGTTCAGCAAATACGTGATGACATAGCAGCACTATTAGCAGACAACACTAGTGGTGATATATCAGCAGCAGACGTAAGACAGATTACTCTAGACTCATTAGATACTCTTAATTCGCTAGACACAGTCTTAGCCGATGAAGATGATCCTACACTAAACGCGGCTTTAAATCTTAATGAGCAAATGATAGTTATGCTTGACAGTGCTAAGCAGTTGGCAGGACTTATAGGTGTATCATCTACCGGTAGTCCTTTTATAGTCTACAGTCAGGACGGTAGCTATGATCTAGCTAACGGTGCTCTATTACTCGCTAGTGGTAGAGCTGAGATCTATGGTAGTTCTTTAATGATCTCTGGGCTTGGCGGCATGGATGGTCAACAAGTATACGTTAACAGTGAAGGTGTTCTATACACTGTCGCTCCACCAGCGCCAGGTTGGGAAGTAAAAACTACTAATAACCAGGACTATATAATTCAAGACTCTTGGGTAGAGGTCGTGCTGCTGGAAACTACAATTCCAGAGGACACTGAGGCAGGAGTAGCTGTACACTTAGATGTTGAGTACTACGTAACTAATGACAGTAATAAACCTGGTCAAATAGTCTTTGGTTATAGCGTAAATAATGGAACCATATCAGAAGCTAGAATTGTTACTTTGACTTCTGGGTTTGCAGATACTCTAGCAATGTCTTTCACTGACAGTAACTCTTTAGGTCTAACTGAGAATGACACTGTACAATATCATATTAAGGAGCAGGTTGGAAATGATAATGGGTTTTCACCAGTTCTTGAGGGTACGGTTCAAACTTCTAAGAGTAGAGTATACATAGATGGTAGCAGTGGTGGTGGAACAGGTGAAGCAGTTTGGGGTGCGATAACTGGAACCTTAAGTTCTCAGACAGATCTTTGGAATGAGCTGACCACTATGAAGCAGAACACTGCGACTAATACTACTAAGACCAATAGACTTGAGAGTATTAATCCAGGTTTTTATGATCTAGATGAGTCTTATCTAGAGATAGACTCTACTACCTTTAGTCTTAATCCTACAAATACAGATTTTGTGGTTAACTCTAATGGTGTACAATTAACTCTAGGTCTAAAAGATATTCTTTTAGGGGCAACAGCCTTTCAAAGTATTATTTATCTTACTGACACTGGTGTGCTTACGTCTATAGACGAGAGTTTATTTTTACAGGACCCTACACTTACAAATTATGTTTGTACTGTTGCTAGAATTTCTAGAAGTTCTTCAGGTGTGATACACACAACAGACTTACGTAACAAGGTAACAATAGATGCTCAAAGTAGAAACGG